ACTAATGTACCTTATCAACTACTGCATTGACTCTACAGACAACTCTAAAGAGTACAATAGTAAGTCTCAGGAAGACCTTGCATGGTGGATTGAGACGATGTTCCAGGCATACGGAAGCCGTTTAGTAGTCACCTCTATCAGACTTGCTTAAAAGAATCTTTCTAGGGCGCATAAGCGCCCTTTGTCTTGCCTGAAATAAATGTAAAATAAGTGGTTGACGTACTCCACCAGGAGAGCTATAGTGTGGGGACTGAAACATAAAACCTACTTACCAAAAGGTATAAAGACATGAAATTCATCATCTCCAAACAAGACAGCGAATACGTCCTCACTGTTCCAGGCTTCAAAGAGTACAAACTGTTCGATGAATCCTTGGCTAGCATTGAGAAAGAGATTATCCGTATTTCTAGAAAGCACAAAGCAAAGGCAGATGTAATCAGAGATTACGAATAATCAAAGAATTCTGAGGATACCTATTGCACAAGGACGTGTATCTGTTTACAATGGGTCATCCCTTAGAGAAAAGCTCTAAGATTCTAGGAGAAACAAAATGAAAGCCCTCAATAATGTTCCAGGCTACAAAGGCAACCTTAGCAGTGAAGCTGTGAAGACCTTCGGTAACATTGCTCAAAGCATCATTGAACATGGTAATATGAATGCCTGGGATAGAGCTAATAATTCAATGCGTGCTGCACTGATGCAAGTTAAACGTAACTCTAATGGCAAGGCAGAGTTTCTTGTAAAGGCTAAGAAAGAGACAGGTATAGTTAAAAACTCTCACCCTCTCCTGGCGTGGTGTGTAGAGAACTGGAAATTCTGATTAGATTAATCCTAGCAGGAAACTCTAAGCCCACTGTGTAGTGGGCTTTATGCTATCTAAAATATGACTAAAAAGACAATTCTAGTCACTAAATGAATAATTATCAAACCTAGCCTAAGCCTTGAACTGCAAGGTCTGTAATGCGACTGTAAAGAGTGTTTAGTCACTAAATGAATGTCTACAAGTATGGAGGAGATTAACCGCTAGGTTAAGCGCATCTAAATTACTCTTTTGTCAACCTGTACAATCCTGTACATTATCACAGTATCCTTACATCCCACATACAGGGATACCTTATAATTAACCATTATCTATCAACATCTTACAATCAATTAGCTAATTCTATTAGTATACAAGCTTTGCCTACATCAGACATACAATAGCTCGATTCAACTGTTCAATGGGAAGCTGAACAGAGAGCCTAAGTGTATGTTATTAAAGGAGATTGTGTGTATCAAGTAGCGTCTTGGAATACCATTTGGAATACGCCTGTAAAGGACTGACAGCGCCCATAGGAGTCTATGTCAGTCTCTATTAGAGTAAGGTGATCAATAGAGTATAGGTAGTATCTATTAGGTAGAGGGTGGTGATAGAGTGAGCATATTTGAAGCGATCTAGAGCAAATCAAAAGCTAAGGGCGTAGTACGTTAAACACCCAATACAACTATCCAATAACCCACCGACCTACAGACCTGTATCTACAAGTCTTTGAGGATATTTACAGACAAAGAAATAGACCCCTACTAGAATTAGCTAAGGGTCTTTCCAGAGGGGCGTAAAGATATTTCTAGTTGGGATATATAATAAGTAGTGAGATTTAGCACACTACGGTTTATAAGGGTTGTAGGGCTACCAACTCGTCACCCATGAAGAGTTCGTTATTCAGATGACCCTACACCATACCAACTGTTTGTTCTTGTTTCTCGATACCTAACATCTCCTTTCCATCCGTAGATAGGGGACACTTGAATAACAATATCTCCCCTTAAAGGTTTATTCTTATGAGTGACCCTAAGTACATTAGGACTCAATCCTTTTAGGAGCCTAGCTAGATTGGATTCAGACACACCACAAGCCAGTAGATCTTTTACACTTCCGATGTAGATATTCCATGCTGTCAGGTTTAAGACTATGTGTGTAATTAGTTTCAACTCAAGAGGAGATAATAGATTTTGGTTTAAAGCATCTAATAGGTTGTGAGATGTAAGATATACCTTGTCCTTAAGGTAGCCGTCTACTACAGACAAGGTTTCAATAAGGCTTTCTTTCGTTGTGCAGTCATCCGCATACCTGACATCAACCCCTACATACTTATCAAAGCTACCACGTTTCACATGCTTTGGTTTCTTGTGGTAAACAATCTCCCCTGTATCATCATCTACTAGGATCAATCCTTCATGCTTGGAGTCAAAGGTTTTTATACTCATTGTATCCCCTTAGCTTTTCAAGCATATTCTTGTAGTCTTGTTCTAATTGATTGTCTCCATATTGTGTTCTATATTTAGATTTTAGTGCAAGTACTTCTTTGTATCTAGCACAGGGCTCTAGGGGATTGCAGCGTAGCTCTCCTACCATTGTATCTGGATTGGTAGGTATGTTTTCAATACCAACGAAGCTCAATATTTCAGCTTGTCTTGCATAGCCGTATTCAAGATGTAAGCCTTGTGTTTTTAATAGCAAAGTGTTGTGTTTGTAAGGAATCATTTTTATCAACCCTCCACAAACTTAATTAATCGTTGTTTCTCATCTTCGTTATATAAATTAAAACAAGGGACGTTATACTTCTTGGCTAAATTCCATGCTGTTGCCGTACCACCCTTAATATTTCCATGCTTATCAAGCTTAGCCCAACAGATGAGAAAGCTTGATGGGTTATTTAATAGTGGCCCCAGTATCTGATAAGTATTACGTGCATGGAGTTTCTTAGCAGCTATAGAGCACTTATCCCAAGCTGGGTGTGTATTCTCTGCAAGCTTGAAAGCTGAGACCTTAGTACTCATTTGATCCAACACTTTATACCAATCTTTAAACTGCTCTGTGTAATTACCAAACCCACTCCAAGGGATATAAATATTACCCATCACAGGTATGTCGCTAAAGCTTGTGGCTGTATCTAAACTCCACTCTTTAGCACCTTCCTCAAAAGCAGTATCCGCACCCTGAGCACCGCCTGAACGCAAGACGTAATCTTGATCAGCTAATGTAAATGCAATCTCATGCATAAGCTCTAGAATATCTTTTGGTGTTTCTCGTGAACCAATCCCTGTATAATATTTCATTGTATAAATACTCCACTACCACATTCAGCACAACCTTGATACCAAATCATATAGTTACCACCTTTCCAATAACGCTTAGGGCTGCCTTTGTATAGGCATTTCATGCAGGTATATTCTAACTTGTCTGCTGTGTAATCCCCACTATCAAACAGCTTAGTATTTGATAAATTAATATCCTCAATAATGGGCATGTCCTTCACACACATCTTCCCACTGGAAGACTCCTCAACACACTCCTCTTTGTCTCGTCTAGTGCAAGAGCATTTATTATTACACATTTCTTTTCCTCCATTCTTCCCATGTAATAAGATCTCCTTCAGAGGTAAGCACCTTCTCATGAGGCTCTGTCCCTTCTTCTAGGTGTTTACGTGCCCCGTATTCAGAACAACCTATCCGTGTGATTCCACCCCTATCTGAGACGAGTACAGCCATTCTGCGGATGGATTCCAATGCTAACTTTTCTTGTTTTTCCTTGTATAACTTTTCTGCTGATTTCTTGAATGGCCACATTATATTTATAATCCTCATATTTAATATCAATACCCGTAAACTTTATAAGGGATAAGGCTTATTGTGGTGAATATTATTTAAGCATCGGGATATTTCCCATATTAATTATACATCTCTCGTAAAGACATACATGCTCTTGGATTTTAAGCTAACACGTCTAATCATACCTAAAACCCCGCATGAATAGCCTATTCTAAACGATTTTGAAGGTATGATTCAAGTAGTATTCCACATAGAGCACGAGCATTGTATGTGTTATTAGCTTGTGCAAAGGATTTTAAGGATGAAAACCCTGTTTCTTCTATGAAGATGTTGATGTCATATCCAAGCTTTGTAGCTACACGTTTAAGATATTTAACATCTGTCCCCGGATGCATCCATTGTGGGAGACGTACACCAAGCTCTGAGGCTGTGTTCTCCCAATAAGGCATATCGGCATATTCTAGCTTTAGATTGTTTAAAGCCCAATCTTTTTTATCTTCTCTAGCTTGTGCAATAGCTTCTCGATCTTCTTGTGTCAACTCTTTAAGATGATTCATATAAATTCTCCTTACTGTGGCCGATAAACAAGAATAAAACATTGCTCTTCGTTATTAAATCCCCATTCACCACCTTTGATGTTGAAGTTTTTAATATATTCTGTACAACCTACAAGTGTTTGAAAATACCTGATACGGAAGTCAGGGGTGTCCAATGGACCCACCATATCTTTATTTGGTTGTTCTGTCTCTATTTGTTCATTCATCTCGTTTCTCCTGTACACGTTCAGACCGAGCACCTTGATACCCTGCCATGTGTCCTACAATAATTGAATAGATACTCATCACAGAAACCCAAAGGATGCTTTGTGACCAAAACACCAGTGTTGGCACTGTAAGCCCTAGCCATAAAAGCATCATACCTAGATGGAAATATTTCATGTGTTTTGCTGTTAGCTTCATTTTCTGCCCTAATTCTAACAAAGAAGCCCTGCAAGCACAAGCTCACAGGGCTATTAAATTTATTGAAAAATACTATTAAGATTTTCTTTGTAATAGTCATTGATCATCTGACTAATTTCTCTGTCTGACCAGTTCTCTGCAATCGTAAGGATAATATATTCTTGTTCTAGTTTGTAAACGTCTTCCTCGTGTTCCCAACTTCCATCGGCTAATAAAATAATTTTCATAAAACACCTTTAGAATGGAAAATATTTAGAGGTTATAAACATCTGATAATAAATAGGATTTACAAAGTTTACGATGTTACTAGAGGCTTTGATAAATCCTGTCTTTTTATTGAGTTGTAGATTTACACCTTTTACAATCTTTGCAGCCTGAGCTTTCTTCCAGCTATAAGCATCAAAATCAAATGGTGCTCTTGGCTTTGTGAAATCATGGTTGTCGTAGTAGTGATTATTGTACAACTGAACAGCCGTGTTAAAGCTTATTGTCTGTCGTGCCTTATTACTGCGTGTAAAGCTTTCAAAGTAGCACGCTTTGTCAAAGAATACACTGACCACAGCCCATTCATAATTCAATGCAGACATGAAGGCTTTTAAGCTGTGTAGTTGTAGTTCTTTAGTGTCTACAATCTCTTCAGGGAGAAGCATCTTATCTTCTTTTTCTTCAAAAGACGTATTCTTGTATTCCATCACACTGCTCTTTAGTAAAGATTGCTTTGCCCATTCTAGATAGTCTTTGTCATTCATTCTTGTTCTCCTAAATCTTTATTACTTCAATGTTGTTTGCACGAAGGTACTCTAAACCCTCTGTGCTCCTATATTCATTTCGATAGTATACTTTTGTTATACCGCTGTCAATAATATCAATAGAGCAGAACTTACAACATGCGTGCGTGCAGAACAATACACCTCCAACAGCGCTCTCATTGCTCTTAGTAAGCCCCATTAAGGCTGATTTCTCTGCGTGTCTTGTCTCTGGTAGGGTTTTACCAAACTCATCCTCTAGTGGTCCATCTATGAACTCAGGTAAGGCATTATAACCACAAGAAATAATCCGATTGTTTTTAACAATAACAGAGCCTACAGACAACCTTTTAGATACAGAGCATTCAGCAAAAGCTTCTGCACACTTCATGTAGGCTTTAATGTGCTTATCTTTCACTCTTATCCACCGAGGCAATCAACCGATCTTTATGATGCAAAGGATGTTCTCCATCTTTCCATGCATCTTTTTCATAAATACAGTAGCTATCACAAGTCCAAACTTCAAGAACATAATCCTTCTTTGTAATACTCTCAAGTTTCCTACAAATCTTTACACCCTTTTTAATTGAAAGCCCTTTAAGTATTGTTTGAAAGTGTCCATTATGTTGATCTGATGTACAACTTAAAAGAAATTTAGCAATATTCATTTAATCTCCTTGTACATTTTAGTGATTAAGTCTACCACTTGCTGCGGTGTAGGTTTGGTAATCAGTTTGATGCGTTGTTCAAGGTCATTTAGGTTGATTAATTTCATTTATTTCTAGTCGCTGTGCCAGTACATGTGTAGCTTCCCGATTCTTGGCGGGACTTAGTCTTGACTGTCTTGCTTGTTTTAACCACATAATGACCAACACCAAATAATTCATCACACTTATCTTGAGCAGCTTTACGATCACTTGTTTTATAAAAGTAATATTTTTGCATAGCAGATACAGAGAAATAAGTTCCAGGATCAATGAAATCATAAGACGTGTATTCAGCAAAAGAAACAATCACCACTTCAACTTCTTTAGTCATAACCTACCCCTTCAAAGCAAACCACAACAAGAAATATAGTCCCACCAACTGTAAAGAAATAGGAATCTCTGTTCCATGCCTATATCGTCTTCGTGGTCTACGCCCTGCAACAGCACAAACCATTAATATTAGAAAGATGATGTGCATTAGAAGTCAGCATCCAATCTATCATATGACAAAGCAGCAGTAAGCTCCTCCCCTAGTGTATAACGTATATCCTCAAGCGTAGCCAAGATAGTTTCAATGTTATCTTGATATTGCTCTGAATAATTCTCTTCTTTAAACTCGTAAAACGTCATAATCCTCTCCTATTATGTTGTTAAAGTGTAGGCTTGTATTCTAGTATTTCAGGCTGCATAGTGTCAAGATTAAATTTGCAATAAGGGGATGATTCTTTCAAGAACCAACCAAACTCATCAGCTTTGTATTCTTTTTTAGCAATGTAAGCCAAAAGATTTCCAATAATCACATCTTGTTCTGTGAAGTGATTACCTTGGTTAAGATTTGGTTCCCAATAACGTTTAGACATTTAATTCTCCTCTAGTTAGTTTAGACAGCAAATGGAATTAAGTTATAAGCTTTAATCTTGTCTTCCCAAAAATGATCTAGTTCTAAACCTAAGCCACTTTCATCTTTAAAATACATACAAAGCTCTGGTTCACATCTCCCTACGGATAATTTATTGTTATAAACTATTTGAATAGAAATATTGTATTTATCGAACATCTCTTTAATTTCTAACAATGCTTTACTGTTCATTTGTATCTCCTTTAGTTTGTGTGCCCTCAGTTTATAGGAGGGCACGTATTCAGGTCAAGGGTTATTTAAGGATAATTTCAATCCTAGGTGTTGCCCTCTGTCTGCGATCTTCACCAGATAGTTCCGAGACAGGTTGAATATTTATCTCATAACCTTTATCGATTAACCGATTAGTCACTTCTTTCTGTAGAAAAGCAAGACCTCTCTCAGTGAGTGGAATTTTATTCTCCTTAATAATCTCTAAAAGTACACTACTTAGATACTCTTCAGGATTCATCTGATTTCACCGCAGGTTTCTTTTTGGCTGCTTTGGCTGCAAGAGTTTTCTGTTTCTTGTCGTAGACTTCAAGGGCCTTTTGAACTTTTTCTTCAATCATCATATCAAGATCAAATCCATCACCCTCTTCAAGCTCTTCTGTAATCTCCGAGCAACTACAACCCTCTACACCACAGCCTTGTTCTTTACGGGCCTCAAACATAGTATCTAGACGTTCTCCAATCTCCTCGTCCGTCAACCAGATTTCGCGATTACGAATCACTTCGTCTAGCTCGGCCTCCGTTAGAAAAAATTGATACGTTTCCCGAATCAAACGTTCTGTTTGCTTGCTTGTAAAATTCACATGATCCATTACATTCTGAACAGTTCCTCCAGAACCAAAACTTGCGTGATGAATCATCATTGATGCATATGGCTTTACTTCAATACCGTGGGCATTCAGTGCTATGATTGATGCGGCTGAATGTGTCTCGCCTTCCAAGATTGCAACAACTTCTGCGTCAGTTTCTTTCATTAAGTTTACAAAACATACTGCACTATCAAGACGGCCACCTGAGTTATTCAGGATTAAATTGATTCGATCTCCTCGTTGTGCCTGACGAAACACTTGAAAAGCATCTCGGTAGTAGGCGGGCTCACGAATATTATCATCTAGAATAATATCAAACACATTTGTTGTAATTGTGGAATGCATTACGGGGCATTGATCTTGAATCATCGGGAAAATCATATCTTCTTTACTCATTACTTACCCCTTCTCGTAGTAAAACATTTTAACAAGTGCCTTAGTTAGCTTACTACGACGCCCGCTGTCTTCAAACGTAAAGTTCACAAAACCAATGTTATCGCGAATTTCCCTAATATCTTCTGCGTCCAAGAATGGTGGGGGATTTCCATTAACTGCTGTTACCAACTCATCCAGATAACGAAGACCTGTTTCTTTACGAATGTCTTTTTGCCGCCAGTCACCTGTCATACAAAGCTGAGCACCATCACCGACACGGGTGGTAAGCATCTGCATAAGCTCTGTATCAAACCCTTGTGACTCCTCACACAAGACAAAACAACCATCTTCAAAACTATATCCACGCATCCATTCAACACTTTTGAATTCTATTACTTTCTTTTCAAGAAGATAGGATAATTGCGTACGTCCAAGAAACTTTGCAAGATGTTCAAGAATACTAGTGAATATCACAGCCAGTTTTTCGTTTTCCGTGCCTGGAACTGCACCTATTGTACGTCCGCAAGATTCATAAGGCCGAACAAGAAATAGTTTACTGATGGATTTAGTTTTCAACAAGTTTGCAGCGTGCCAAGCAGCAAGAATACTCTTACCACCACCTGCTGGACCTTGCAGTGCTACAATTTTCCTACCCTCTTGCAAATACTGAGCGCCTAGTATTTGGGCATCACCAATTGGCTTGAAGTGCATTGAGTTGAATTCTTTTTCTTCATCATACTTGTGATTGACAGCAGGTTTACCAACCTTGTCTTTACGAACACGCTTACGAGGAACGGCAACATCTTGTCCGTCAACTTGTACTACAAATGCTCTTTCGCGACTTCCCATGTACACCTCACTTGCTACCAATTAATAAAAGTACAACAAGATCAATATGACACACTTCCTTTAAATTTACAATCTTATTTATACAATTCTTCTAAAACAAATTCCATCTCATCTGCTTTCTTTTTCAGAGCTAAGTAATCTTCCCACTTAACAAACACTTGAGGAATCTCTTCACGCACCATCTTGACAAGCTCACCAACAACAGTGCTGTACGCCATAACATCTTCGCTCATAAGTCTCTCTCCCTTAAATATTGCTCTACTACTTCATTATAAAGACAAGTGATTGTTTCCCATTCCATGTACAAAGCAGCAGCGACGCGGTGGCAACCATCAATATTCCAAATATAAGGCTCGCCTTCTGGTGTAAACTGTACATCCGCATCAACTGGATCACTCCACTTATCCATAATGAAGTGGCAAACTCTTTGAGCATGTAACAACTCGTCCTCGTGATCCTCATAATCAAAGATTGGGTAGCGTTTAACTAAACCACGCTTGAGGCACTCTGTCACCATATCTTTTGTAAGCTGTTGCCTAGTATTCCAAATGTTAATCTCGTAGGGATTCGGCAGTAAACTGCAATCTATATTCACAAATCATTCCCCACCAAACTACTCACATTAAATGTCTTACTCCCTGTAGCCCCATCAAGAGAAGCTGTAAACGTAATACTAGGTGTGCCACCTTCTCCGTAACCAACACCATACCCTCCTTCACTATCTGTAATAGCAATAGAAGCTGTATATTTATCCAGCAGTACTTTCAATTCAGCAATAAAATCCTCCACTACATCTTGCCCTCCAATAGCATTTAAGTTTGTTGTCACAAAAGATTGTAATGTAGATATTACATTTGTAAGCGTTTGTTCTGCTGACGTAACATCTGTTGTTTCTGTGACATTACCTAAAGCTGTTCTAATAGCTTCAGCTATATCTGATAGCTCGCTTACTTGTGTTTGTAGCGTTTGGAAATCTTCTGTTGTATCCAATTAAGAAATCCTCTGCCAAGTGTTATTAAATGTCATGCTATCTATTTTCCACTGCACAGAGCTACCATCTTCAAACGGGATGTTCAGAAAGAACGTGTGCTCTCTGTCTCTGTTTCTTTCAATAGTGAAATACCATAAATTAGAAATACCTAAATGCGGTTCATTTTTATAAGGATTCCAAATAGCATCAAAAGTTTTGCCTCTTAATCCAACCGCCAAATCAGCTAAAGACTTTTTCATTCAAATCTCCTCATTATCATAAATCAATTCAGCAATGATTGATTCCAACCCTTCTCTGTGATACCACTCTTTTAGGATAGGTTGTTTCCCTTCTTCTTCAATCAGGATAGTTTTCCTGTAGAATCTATGTTCAGAATAATCCGTATAGCTCCAACGTTTCAATTCCCATGTAAAAGGAGAATTATTCTTATTGTCTTTAAATGAATCAAGGGCAATAACAGCATCCATTAAATCTTGTGCAAACCATGCAGCATAAGCGTAAGTTAAGTGTTTCATTTAGTCTCCTTCAATTTGTTATTCAGTTGTTTGACTTCATTATCTAATTTATTCCTCTTCTTTGTAGCCTTCTCATAAAGCTTTGTCAAACGAGCTATTTCTTTTACATAAGGCTCAAACATCTCATACTCCATTGTCTCACGTTCTTTAACGTATAGTGCATGAGCTTTTACAGGATCAAGCATAAACAAAGAGAGTTTAATCATTTAGCCTCCTTGTACATACGATGACTGAGGTATGCCACAGCACCCATCAATTTAAAGAAATTCTCTTCATTCTCCCAATTGGTTTTAACATCAGCCTTATCATCCACAAAGGCTACAGCTAATGAACGTATCTTTCCATCTCTGGCTTGATCCAATAGCTGTTCAAGCATGTAGACAATGGATTGGACAGCTTCCCCTTGTAGGGTGGGTGCTCCCGGTAGTTGAATAATTTTACTCATTGTAGCTCTCCCAATCCTCTGAGAACATGAAAACTTTGTTGTAAGCTTCTAAATACTTCTTGGCTATTGTAATATTTTCAGGAAAAGGTTTCAAGTATTCAATAATAAACTTCTTGTCTTTTCTGTGTTTAGAAAGAACAATCACTTTCCCACCATCTACAAATCCATTGATATTTATAGAATCATTTTCAAAAGTAACTGTTCTCCCTATATTCATAGCTTTTCCAACACCTTGTCAATATCATCTGCCATACGATCACACCTCTCTTCTGAGAGTTTGTTACGAGCACGTTCTAGGGTGTAACGAAGCAACTCAATAGTTTCTCTTTGTTCATCACGCTCAGTCAAAATAGCTTGCGCTCGGTTGTAAAACTGTATCTTAGATAAATTATTCTCCATTGCCAAGAGTATTGGCATTCGGATTATGGCTTGATCCATTTGATCACTCATTCTTCAACCCTCCGTATAAATCTTTCTGGAAACCAAGTGTAATAGACTGTGAACGAAAGCACAACAGGCCATAGAAACAAAGACAAGATAAGAAAGTATGTCCAACACACTGCAATCTTAAATTGATCAGGCACTAATTCAAGGGATTTATCACCGTCTAAACGTGCTCCTTTGTCCAACCATGCTACCACACCACCTATAGGCTTCAAAAGCTTTTCTAGGGTGTTTTTGGTCAGTAAATAGGTGCATATGGATAGGATAATCCAGTAGGCTAGGTATGTCATTTATTCCCCTTGGTGTTTTTCACCAATTCCCGAAGTAAGCTGAGTTCTTGGTCACGTTTACGAATCTCTTTCTTTCGATTGCTGCTACCTGCGATCAAGGCGAACAACACCCACAGCGGAAGGAAAAAGCCTCCAGTGATACAGGTAAGGATGAAGCAGATGAAGTGAGCAAAGCCTGACATGGTGTATCTCCTGTTTGTGTGTTTTGATTCAGTGAGGGAATGATAGCAGTATGTGGGTAGGGTATGCAAGCAGTTATTTAGATTTATTTTTGATTTAGATTTATTTTTGGTTGACTTATTAAATTTAATCTGCCATACTTGATCTTCACCTTCTAACTGTAAAGACATTAGGTGTACGGACACAGAGAGATATGTCAGCGAAAGCATTCACTCACCGGCTGTGTCTTAAAGGGTATGAAGAGGTTATCTGACTCGCCCAAGCTGATCTCGTAGGTTCTTATAGCGTCAGAGACTACATGCTGTAAAGCATGGAATGAGAACCGTCCATTCTGCTAACCTAGCAGCCTAACCTCAGACTCATCAGAATGAGCTTGATTTAGTGAAGGATAGAGCCAAGGTTTCGTCTTAGGCAGACTTGTTCTGTATGGCGATTCCTTGGGACTTCTCTATCCTTCCTACCACAGATCTATCAGAATGAGTATATAAGATACTAAGGATAAGTAATAACACAGGAGATAAGATATGAATTTAGACATAGAAGATGTGATTAAAGCACAAAAGATCAGAAAACAAATTAACAATCAAGAGTTAAAAATAAACCCTTGACACCCGCACTCTCCTAAGCTAGAATCAAACCACACAATAGGAGAACCACATGAAACCAATTATCTACACAGCCCTAATCATCGCTGGCATGGTGATGTTCTACAAATGGGGACAAGACAATCCCAATCAAGAGCATTGGGTGGCGTATAGTCAGCTAAAAGATGAAAACCTTAAGCTTCGCTCTGACTGTTCAAACATGCTTGACAAACAGATACAAGATGGTCTTAAGGATTATATTAATCGTGTAAACAACATTAGGAAATAATTATGAATGTATTTACAATATTAGCTATTGCTGTAATTGGTATTGGTGCCGCTGTCTACATAGTAAAAGAGCCTTTAAAGCCTAGAATTACACAAGCTGATTTAGACATGTGGCGTACACAAATACAAGAACAAAAGAAACAATTGGATTTCCTCAAAGCTTGGACAAACTGTACACAAGCGTTTGGTGAGTTGGTTGTAGACAGTAAAGGGAATTACGCATGTGCCTTAAAGAGGTCTAGGTGGGGTAATATTGGTTAGTTATAATTATTTTCTATTAACACTTGACATCTGATAGATGTATATGTAATTATATGTGCATTGAAACCAAATAAGGAAAAACCTCATGAAAGAGGACGAAGATACTTCTGTATTACCTCTTTTTGAAGGTGATCTTAAAAGTTTGAAAGTGTTGATAGAAGACCAGCAGTTTCCAGATGTATTGATATTGGAAGAAGGCTGTAGAAGCTTTGTGTGGGAAAGGGCATTTGAATCTCTTACTGAAAGGGGTAAAACACAGTTCTGGACAATCTATTCAGATGATTATGATAACTAATTGAAATAATGGTTGACAGTATTAGAATAATGTGTCTATAATAGTATGACTGCGAAATAAAAGTAGCTTTTATGTATTGTATGGAATGCATATCAATAGAATAAGAAACAAATGTATTGTATTTAATTCAAATTATTGGTAGTGATCTCACCGGGCGTGGGTCGTAGACTGTTAATCTACAGATGAGTGGTTCGAGTCCACTACTACCAGCCATCCTTGGGTGTTTTTAGTCTAGTGGCGAAGACAGCGGACTGTAAATCCGTACATTGATACATCGGTGGTTCGAATCCATCAACACCCACCAAATATGCCGTTATAGCTCAGTAGGTAGAGCAACGCACTTGTAATGCGTAGGTCCTGAGTTCAAATCTTAGTGACGGCACCATCTTTACAGCGTAAGACGATTTGGAGACTGGTTGTGTATTAGGCCCCTCCACCCTGTAGACGGATAGAGGAATACACTCTCTATCAGGAAGTGGCTGAACCTGCAAAGGTTCTCCTCTAGAGATGTAGCGATTAAATTCGTTAGCTAATAGATGCGTACGCCTTCCTCTGTAAACCACTTGCCGGAGTGTGTCTAAAACCGGATTTCTTGTTTTACTTATTTTAATTTTGAGGAATAAAAATGTCTGATTTTGAAAAACATTCTATTGTTGCTGCCCATCTTTCTGCACACTACGCAGGCCCTCGTCAGCATAATGATGGCCCTATGTATCGTAGTATGGCTATTGAGCTTTATGAAAAACTTAAGTTATATGAAGAACAAGAAGCTGTAGCTGTTACTGATTTTAAAGACTGTAATGGTGCATATGTTCTTCATGTACCTATTCAATATATGCAAGAATCAGCAAAAGAAAAAGATCTGGCTATTTACAAACTTCTAAAAGAACAGCTTAGAAAAATTAATAATGGTGAGAGTGAAGGAATGATTTTGCCTGCCATTACTGATGAGATGGGAAATCGTATGTTTACTTTAGAATACGTCGGACCAAAGCAATAGATTCACCGGCATGAGCGCTAAGAAGTAAATCCTCCATAAAGCTCTGTCTTCATCCACAAGACTATCCTCCCTTCTCCTCTAGTCTTGTGTTAAAGGCGCACGTTCCCTCCTGCGTGTTTGCCTCCTATAACTTCTGATTGCCCTCCTCTTTTGGAAGTTATATTTTTAAGGATTCTCCTTCTATTGAATATTGTAAGACGTATTGTCTACGAGCTTCCTTAAAAATATGAACAATTATAGGTAATTAAAATGGCTAACAAAAAGACACCTAGTCCAGCACAACGCTCAACACAGTTTGATGGGGAGCGTAGTAACCGTAACACTAAATCAAATAGTAAAATTCGCATACAGAAGTCTAAGCTGCGTGATACAGCGGCCAAGCTGCGTGAAATTGAGCCTAAAGCTCTAGAGAACATTAAAGATAGTGTTGAAGGTAGGGATGTTGATGCTAAACAACTTTCAACAAGTCAGTGGGTGATAACTAGTATCATTTCCTTAGACCGTGCTGCTTCTCAGGAAGAGTCCACTCTCACTAAACTACGTCTTGAAGGCAAACGCGATGAAGAGGAAGAAGACGCTGCGGAAATCCTAAAGCTTGTTCCTGTCACTAGATTGAATCTTAACTACACCCCTAAACTCGGTGAAGTTGGGTATGAAGAAAACGAATAAGAGGAAATAAAAATGGTTAATCTAATTCTTGTACTATTGATTCTAGCTCTTGTACTACCACTGTTCGGTGTGTTCGTAATCGCCGGTACTGTTGGTTTGCTATTGAAAATTCTTCTAGTAGTATTTATTGTTGGCTTGATTTTGAATCTTGTTAGTGGCAATCGTACTTTTTGGTTTTAAATTAAGAGTTTTAAAAATTATCTGCCTTATAGAAATGTATAAGCGTAGGAAATGAATCAAGCTTCGGCTTGGTGTCTTCAAGGTAAGTCCTAGTTCCTTTGAAGAAAGCTAATCTGGCGGTTAGCGTAAGTGTGGTGAGGGAGACAAGCCTTTTGTGTCTCCACGGTAGTGCAGCAGGTAAGAGTGGCGGCTACCACCTATTTTATAATAAGAATAAACACGAGTGATATGTATGTCCCTATCTAGTAATGATAAAGCCGCTTTAATCACTCGTGTTGGTCCTGTAAGGGCTGCTCTTGCGGGTGCATACGATTCAGGTATTACCACACAAACGGGTGCTTCATTAGGCACCACATACCTTGCAGCCAATCATGCTAACGAGCTTGTGGTTGTAACAGATGGTAATCCTCCGTTCCTTGCTTTGAGTGATGCGATTAACTGGCGTAAAATGGATGGGACAATCTATACCCCTCCTATCTTGCCAACATCTATCTCTGTAACGCCTAATCCCTTCGCTGTAGCGGTTGGTAGTACTGTACAACTTACCCCCGTGGTTGGTCCTACAGGCGCTAGTCAATCAGTCACCTACTCCTCTCGCAACCCAACTATCGCCACTGTTAACAGTTCAGGTGTTGTTGCAGGTGTTGCTATTGGTACACCCACTATTGACATCACAACTACTACAGGCGGTGTCACTACTTCTGTATCTGGTAACGTGGTTGCTGCAAGCGCTACAGTTAAAGCGTTGGGTCGTTGGAATCCGATGAATGATGGTATTGCCACCACATCCTCCACCCTAACCACATACTACGTTCCTGTGAAAATGATTACAGGATCGGGTGATGCTACAGGTGTTGCTTTAAACCTTCCGGCATGGTACACACCCAACACTAACACAGGTACGGGCACAAACCTTGGTAATGATATTAATATCATAGAGGCTAGCCTTCAAACAACTACCACTTCTGCTCCTGTAACCTTTTCAGGCAATCGTACAGGTGTTGTGACCAATGGTAGCAACCTGATTAGTGACATGATCACACCAACGGCCTTGGGTTTTACAGGTGGTGTAATTCCTGTTGGAACAGTGTTGTTCTTCAAAATGAAAGCAACAGTTCCAACAAATGGAAGTATCCCAACAAGCCCACGTAACTTGTACGGGCAGTCTAACTTGTCAGGTTGGTTTTACGATTCAACACAAACAACAGTCCCAAGTGTAGATTCGTTGGCTAACTCTACGACAGGCTATACAGGCACTGCTCCGGTTAGTGCGGGTAATCTTTATGCACCAATTCTAATTGGTATTTTCAAAGATGCTACCATCAAGTCTTATGCCGCTTGGGGCGACTCAATTGAATCTGGCTATAACGACTTGAACCCAGGATACCTTGGTGGTGGATTCTTCCAACGTGCATTGGCATTGTTTCCAACGCCTGCTGCGTCCATTAACTTTGGTATCTCAGGCGCTCTGTCAACATCTCTAATAACTGATGCTCGTATTTTGGCTTATTTCAAATACGTACCAGACGGTTTGCATGTGATGGTGGGTACTAACGATTTTGGTATCAGCACACCGCCAACAGCAGCATCTATTATTTCTAATATCGACGCATTCGTTGCTCGATATAAAGGTGCTACAGGTGTTAAGGCTGGTGTTAAGGCTTCCATTTCACGTCTGTTGCCGCGTACCACATCCACAGATAGTTTCGTAACTGAAGCTAACCAAACAATCAATGCAAACTGGAACCCAGGCCAAGTGGTTGCACAGTTCAATGCTTTGATCACCACTACTAAATATGACTCTGTTGTTGTTAATGATGCTGTACGAGGTACAGATGTAAGTAAGTGGATTGTTAACGGAACTGCCAACTCACAAACTGGTGATGGTACACATCCTAGTGGCGGTGTTAACGGTGCTCCTCTTCTTGCAAGCACTTACAACAGTGTTCTACAAACAGCTTGGGCATAAGATAAACAAGAGGAATAAGAAATGGCAGAAATCATTATCCATGGTGACTCTTTTGACCAAATAGCGCCAATTGGTGATGCTTTCTCGCCCGGTTCTTTTGTCACTGGGGTTACTGTTAAATCACAAATAAGAACAGGTAAATATAACAAGTTTATCTCAGACCTTGTGTGCTCATGGGTTGACCCCGATACTACTAAATATCTCCGTCTCTTTTGCATAGACACCACAGCTTGGCCTTTAGGGGATGCAACTGTGGATGTTCAGTTTGTAAGAGATATTGATGGATATGTTTTTAGTTCATCGGCAATACCTTTTACAATTGTTAAAGATATAACTTCAGAGAGCTTATAAATGCTACCACCTATTCTAGGCAATTATGTAAAAGGTGATCCGGGCCTAGTATGGCGGGGTCAATATGATTCAACTAAGTCTTATGCATTAAATGATGCTGTAGGCTTTGCAGGTAGCAGTTATGTTGCTATTCAAATATCTCAAGGCGTATCTGTCAGTGATTTAGCCTACTGGAATATCCTAGCTAAAGCTGGTGCTGATGGCAATGGTAGCGGTGGTGACGGTCTTGTAGACTCTGTAAACGGTCAGATTGGTGTTGTTGTTCTTGAGGCAGATGATGTTGGTGCTGCCACAGCCGCTCAAGGTTTGCTAGCTACCACTGCTGTACAGCAGATTGCAGGCAAAGTTCTTAGTAGCAACGACTACACGATTGTAGACAAAACCAAGCTCGGCACTATACAGCAAGGCGCTACACTCAACGATACAGATGTAAACCTTAAAAACCGTGCCAATCATACAGGCACACAAGATATTTCTACTATCAACAACCTTCAATCTAGCCTTACAGCTAAAGTGGATATTGTTGTTGGTAAAGTTTTGTCAAGCAATGACTACACCACAGCAGAACAATCAAAGCTAGCCACCATTGCTCAAGGTGCCACTGTAAACAGTGCCGATGCTTTTCTACTAAACCGTTCAAATCAGACTGGCACTCAAGCTATTGCAACAGTTGATGGTTTGCAGACAGCTATTGACTCCAAAGTTAATTTCATCTCTGGTAAGGGTCTTTCTACAAACGACTACACCACTGCTGAAAAGACTAAGCTTGGTACTCTTGATACAGCCTCTTTTCGTGGTAGCTTTGTAAGCCTTGCAGCACTAACATCAGGTGTTACAAATCCTCGTGCTGGTGACTATGCTTTCGTAGATAACTCTGGTACGCCTGCCTTATTCTACATCTGGCGTACAAGTGATAATACTTGGCAGTTGGGTACTAGCAGCAGTTCTCCTGCCCTAACTCCTGCACAAGTAAAGACTTCATATGAGTCAAACGCTAACACCAATGCTTATGTAGATGCGGATAAAGCAAAGCTTGCAGGCATTGCAACAGCAGCTACAGCAAACAGTCCTGATGCGACCCTTCTGAATCGGGCTAACCAGACTGGTACTCAATCTATTAGTACTGTAGATGGCTTACAACCTGCTTTAGATGCAAAAGTTGCTATTGTTTCAGGTAAACAGCTTTCAACAAATGATTACACTACAGCAGAACAGACAAAACTTTCTGGTATTGCAACAGCCGCTACAGCAAACAGTAGTGATGCATCTTTGCGTGATCGATCCACCCACACGGGTGTTCAGGCTATCAGCACTGTTACGGGGTTGCAGCCAGCACTTGACGCTAAACAAGCAACAGTTACTGGTAAAGGTTTATCCACCAATGATTACACCACAGCCGATCAATCCAAGGTTGCTAGTGTTGCTACGGGTGCTACAGCAAACAGTACAGATGCTCTCTTAAGGGATCGTACTACGCACACAGGTGTGCAAGCAATTTCTACAGTGAGTGGTTTGCAATCTGCCCTTGATGCTAAAGTCACTACGGTAAATGGTAAAGCTGGCCCTACTGTCACTCTAACTGCAACAGATTTAAGTGCAGCAAGCAGCGCTCAAGGTGCTAAAGCCGACACTGCTGTTCAGACAGTAAATGGTAAGACTGGTACAACTATTACATTAGCCGCCACAGACGTTGGAGCAGCTACTTCAGCCCAAGGTACATTGGCAGGTACAGCCGTACAACCAGCAGCACTCGCTTCAGCCATATCAGTAAAACCCTCGGTTAATGATGCGGCTACAAGTGGCTCAAACGTAACATACTCGATTGATAAGATTCTTGCTCTTTTAGCAGCAGCCTCAAGTCAACCTCTAGTATTGGGTATCACTCAACTAACTACTACAGCCCTTGCTGCAACGTATAAATATCGTACAGCAATGTTTGTTCCAGCAAGTGGTTATGCCTATAATATTTATTCAGATGGGACTAATTGGCGTCGTGTGGATGATCCTACAGTTATTGTAAGTACTGACCCAGGAACTTATTACGTGCGTGGTGTTAACCTAAGTGGTATGGAATATAGTGAAAGTACTATTCCAGGCACCCCAGGTCAAAACTATTTCCTCCCAACCTTGGCAAACTTCCAGTATTGGAAAGCTAAAGGTTTTAACATCATTCGCTTGCCAATTCTTTTGGCTCGCTGGTTTGATACCCCAGGCGCTGCATTAAATGCTACTGGTAAGTCTCAGATTGATTTGGTTCAAGGGTATGCTGATCAAACGGGTATGCAAATTATCCTAGATGGTCACGACTACGCCAAACGTTATGTGGGTGGAGCACAAGTACAACTTGGTTCAAGCAGCTATAGCGTTGCATCTTGGGCAAGTGATTGGGCAAACGTAGCTACCTATATTCAAGGTAAGACAGCGTTTTACGGTATTGACTTTGTAAACGAGCCAGCCGGTCTACCAATTGCCTCTACAGCGTTCAACTACTACCCAACGGCTAGACCTTACAAGCAGTTGATGACCGATCCTACCAACCGTAATCCAGTGACAACAAGTAACTGGTTTACAACTGCACCTTACACTAACGTTTCATTTGGTGGTACAACTGGTCAAGGTCGTCTTTCATGGGCAGCTACAACAGCCCAGTATAAAGACGCTATTCGCCATAGGATTAATGGCAGTGATGGTGGTGATACGCTAGTAGCGGGAAGTACTTACACAATTAGCTTCTCCTACGAGTCAACTGCCACTGGTGGTACTCACATCCTGTACTTTGCAGCAGGTGGGTATGCTTCAGCTAGCGGTGTTGCACTCGGTAACATACCATTAGTTGCTACCACAAGTCGTAGCCGTGTTAGCTTGACTTTCACAATGCCTTCTGGTCAAACCCTACTGTACTACAACTTCAACATGCAAGGCTTTGTAGGTATGGGTTATGTAGAAGACTTTAACATTACTGAAGGGTCGACTCTACAGCCATATGTTACTTGGTCTTATGATGGTTCTCCTACAGCAAGTATAACAACCGCCACAAACACTGCAATTGCTGCTGTTCGTAACGCAGGTTATACGGGTTATTGCTTGTGGGAGGGTGATCAAGCTTCAGGTTTGATGGCATTCGGTTCTTGTTATGGTTGGTGGCCTGATGTCCCTTGGATTGACCCACTCAACAAGACACAACTATCCCTTCACCACTACCTTGACTACAGCGGTGCATATACAACTGCATGGACTCAAGATGTTCGTGACCGTATGCCTCTGTATGTTAACGCAGTGGGTAGGTGGACAGATGCGAAAACTGTCAAAGTGTTTATGGGTGAATATGGTGTACCAAGTGATTCAAGCACCAGTTCTGCAAACTACCGTACAGACTTTGCAGCATCCCTAACCCTCTATGACACTTACAAATGGAGTGGTACGTATTGGGCGGCTGGTGATGGCTTTAGCTCTATCACAGCAGTTGGTCCGGTTAGTGGCGCTGATAATACAGTTGTATTGCCAATTATTGTTGCTCACCCTCCACAAACTGCCTCAACAACACCTTCGAATGCTGTTACTTATAATGGTAGTCCAGTTACTTATAATGGCGATTACGTCACTTACGGAAGTTAATACATGACCACAGATATTTCAGTACCGCTGGCGGCATTGCTTCCTGCTGCTATCACAACTGCTCTTCCTTCATCTTTACCATCAACCCTACCAGCAGCCTTGACCACCGCTAAGGTTCGTACACGCCCACTAACCAACACCTTTACTGTGTCTAGGTTTGGGCGTTACATTCCACGAACTGCCTCAACAACTATTGAAACCCACACTTCAATCCAAGAAGTCATGGCTGATAGTTTTTATGGTTTTCAAGTTATACTTCCTAACAACGGTCCAGCAATTGCCGGCTGTACTGTTCAGGTTTGTGTAGCCAGTGCGATTGGTGCTGATAACGTTGTACCTATCACCCCTACAGGTGGTACGTGGACTAACGCCACTTTGAACGGTTCCACCACTATTAACATTGCAGCCCAAATTGCAAACGAAGTTCCTTCTTACACCATTCTTGATGTAAGTCCACTTCGCAGTTTGGCACGCACCGATAGCGGAACCAAGGCTATTGTTTGTGTACGCATTCAATTCCCAACCACCATTTCTCCAATGATTCCGGCGAATAACACCTACTACTGGGCTACTTCAGGTCAGGCTCAGCCTATCCTTAAAGGTTCATACCAAGCTGTAGCCGGTATTACAACTCCTGCCAACTACACCACCACCACTGTTAGTTATGACAGTGTATTTCACCCAGCTATCCGTTATTTCAGCCCTCGTGCTGGTAAACTAGTTATGGTGAATGGCGACAGTACTGTAGAAGGGATTGGTGGTGATATTCGTGCGTTTGGTGCTGTACAACGTGCTTGTGCTGCTCTTTCCTCGCCGACAGCGCCTGTTGAGTGGTTTAATGCGGCTTTACATGCACAGACCCCCGCCACTTATTCACAGATGGTAAGTAACCACTTGGATAAAGTGAATCCTACTGCATTGTTCTATGCTCCCTATTCAATTAACAACACTTATACAAGCAGCACCGTAACAGCTATTCTGCAAGAAGATTACACAGCCCTTAGCCGTGTACTCTCAACAGTGAGCTTAAAGACTGCTCCACCTGCTCTGTATTTCTTGGAAGGTGCTCCAACCAACACAGCATACCGTGCTCTTGGTGCATATGACACAACTGTTCGTCGGTTTATGAATAGTGAGGCTGCACTTCTTACCAATAACTACGGTGGAGTTGCAGTAGTGCCAGGTTATCAAGCTGCTGTTGCTGGTGCTGATGATGGTTCAGGTCAAATTCAGATTGCATCAGGTATGGCTTCAAGTGACAACGTACACTTCAGCAACGCTGGTTATGTTGCGCTACAAGCAGTTGTACAACCAACCGTAGCTGCACTTTAAAATGTGTGAGGGGCCGTAAGGCCCCTAGTTTAAGCAGAAAGAGGCTGTGTCATACAAAAGCCGTTGTTTGTCTGTCAGTGGCTATAAAGACCTCTTGGAAAGGCACCTAGAATAACAATAAGAGGTGTTTAATATGAGTAATACACTTAATGATGTACAGCTAGTCACTAACACATGGATTGATGCTTACGATCTTACAGGCATAAGCCCCGGTACATCCCTGATCATTAGAAACAAAGCTTCAGCCGTTATTTATATTAACATCAATGCTGTAGCCCCTCCTGTAGCTTCAACTGATGGGTGGGATTTAGGATCTACGACAGGGGAACGATGGACGACAGTTACAGATGTACCTACAGGAAGTAGAGTTTGGCTGAAGGGAACTAATGCTGGTAAAGTTTCTATTCAGACGCTTGATTGAGGAGTAGACAATGAGTATTATTCCTAATAGAAACAATACAACAATCATTGAAGGGGATAGCGGAGTTAACCTAGATAATTTAGGTGTTAACGAAGTTCCTTATAAAGCAGAAGATGGAACTCTGCAAGGCTCAGGCCTTATGATGCTTTCCTCAGGAGCCCTACTAGCTCCAATAGGGTTTGCTGTAGAATCAGGATCAGTGGATTTTGGTGATGTCTTAAGGCTATCTGAATCAGCAAGTTTTCTTGCCATTCAAGATATGGTGTCCCTTAATAGGTACCAATTAGTAGACTACTCAGTTCCAAGAAATGCAGCTTCATCAAAACCCTACTATTTTTATTTGAAAGAAGCCGAACGGACGTTCTCAGCTACATCAGGAAGCGATGTTTTAACATCTCCTATTTCTTTTGAATACACAACAACCCTTACAGCTAGATCAAATGCTTTGATATTCACAGCATCATCGGCAATGACAAATGTAAGGCTTAGAATTAGAGACAAGACAAGCAATATTGCAGTAAAGTATTTCCCTAGTAAGTCAGCTTGGGTGTCTGGTAGTAATGGCACCAACCTTTCAACAGGTGATAATATTATTGATTATCAAGATACCTCTCTTATCTTGACTTCAGGTACAACTTTAATATTTGATATTGTTGCTGACAACTATGCACTCCTAGGAAATAGCTCTACAGGAATTCCAAAGATTTCAGCAATCATTCAAGAAGGCTATTATATTGGTCTTGTTGATACCAATGATCTTAATGCTGTAAAAGCAATGATCCCCGCAACAAGTGTAACATCTGTAAATGGACAAACTGGTGCAGTGACAATACCAGCATCTCCTACACAAGTTAACAGTGATTGGAATAGTGTTGCTGGTGTTAGCCAGATATTGAACAAACCTGCCCTATTTGACGGGAAATATACGAGCCTAAGCAACGTTCCTGCTGCATTCGTTCCTACCCCACACACTCACGTTATAGCAGACGTTACAGGGCTACAAAACGCGCTGGATAGCAAGATTGGGACAAGTACAGCAATCCCCTATTTACAGCTTACAGGAACGCCTGTAATTCCTGCTGCACAAGTGAATTCAGATTGGAATGCAACATCTGGTGTGGCTTTTATTCTTAATAAGCCAACTATCCCTGTTGTAAACTATCCTGTCATAAGTGTCAATAGTAAAACAGGAACTGTTGTTCTTTCAGCTTCGGATGTAGGAGCTATTGCTACAGGGGCTAGTATTCCTTATAGTACATTAACAGGTGTTCCAACAGTTGTAACAAAGACATCACAGCTTACAAACGACAGTGGCTATCTTACTACTGTTACCTACCCTGTCACGTCTGTTAACACAAAGACAGGGGCTGTAGTCTTAACCAATTTGGATGTTGGAGCAGCAGCTACAAACCATACACATGTTATTAGTGATGTGACAGGCTTACAGACAAGTCTTGATGGGAAGATTAGTGTAGGTGCTAATATTCCATACAGCACGATCACAGGTAAGCCTACAACATTAAGTGGTTATGGAATTACAGATGGTGTAACAACAACTAGCCTTACAACCACACTATCCACTTATGCTACAACAAGTGCATTGACAAGCGGATTGTCAACTAAGTTTAATACTCCAACAGGTACAGTATCTCAATATGTCCGTGGTGATGGATCATTAGCAACTCTTCCCATTCCTACAAGGACGTTTGCCAACCCCACACGTACTTTAAACACTGCATTTCAAATCAGCACAACACAAGATGCTATAGTAAGTTATGCTGTAGATATTACAGTGTCTGCTGTATTGATTGCAGGAGCAAGTGGTAGAGTTTATTTAGAGTATGCAAACGAGGTTGGATTTACGACAGGCGTAACTACTGTCACATCATCAGGGAACAGTACAGGTGGTGTACTTAGTATCACAAGTCTTGGTACAGCAAATCTATCTGGTGTTATTCCACTAGGTAAATTTGTGCGTCTTAGGACAGTGAACGTAACACAAACACCTACATTTACATTTATGTCAGCACAAGAAGTCTTGTTATAACAGTAAAGTAGCTTTATAGATAACATCTAAGGATGGGTGTTATTTAATAAATCTATTAAAATAGTTGAAAATAAACACTCAGACTATTGACAGGGATGTAAAATCAATGTTAAACTCTCCCCACAAGCTAGAACAAAGGAGAATAAACGTGGCAGAACAAACAGTTAATTTATCAATGGGTAGCCCTGTTGATTTTGTAAAGAAGATTCTTGAGCTTGGTAAGCAAGGGTTTGTATTGAAAGACAATACATTCCCACGTCTTAAAGGTTTCCCGTTGACAGCAAGTCTTGTGATTGAGACAGATAAGACTCTACGGATGGAACCGGGGATTCATACTATTCCTGTTCCTTTGAAGGACTCTGTGTTTACAGCAGAAGATCTAGAGGCTATGGAGTGGGAAGATTTCAAAGATGCAGTTCAGAGTCGAGGCGTCAAGGGGCGCCAGCGCTCGGTTATGCAGGTGAAATATCTGAAGGCCGTTGAAGACGGTGTTGATGATGTGAGTGGTGAAGAGTAAAGAGTTGTATAAAAGCAACACCGAGGCTCGTCGGGATGACGCCCTCACCTATTCAGGACTCGTTGTGAAACGCTCCTATACTCATGTCTTGCCGGGAGGCACACAGTTTTCTTTTTATTAAGAGACTAAATTACATGAATGAAGAAGTTTGGAAAGATATACAAGGGTATGAAGGTTTATATCAAGTTAGTTCTTTAGGTAGGGTTAAAGCTTTAGCTAAAACTATAATTTATAAAGATGGGCGTGTTTACCCATATAAAGAAAAGATTCTTAAATTTTCAGTTGGTACATCAGGCTACCCAACCCTACACTTTTATTCTTTAGAGGGTGTTAGGGAAACTTGTATGATCCATCGGCTAGTTGCTAAATCTTTTATACCTAATCCTGAAACTAAGATTACAATAAACCATATTGATGGAAATAAGACTAACAACCAAGTAGAGAATCTTGAGTGGAATACCTACGCTGAAAATAAATCACATGCTCTTGCAACGGGTTTGACTAAAGTAACAGCCTCTAAATTAGAAAGTAAGTTAGCTAAATTAGACAAGGAAGCTGTTATAGATATTCTTACGAATTGCAAGAAAAGGGTTGAAGGTGTTTTACAAAAAGATTTTGCAGCTAAATATAATGTTTCTTCAACTTGTATAGAGTCTGTTTTTAAAAGGTTTAGTCTTGAGGAGTTTGAATGTCAGGACAAATTATTGCCCCCGCAAGCCGACCTCAAGCCCTCTTCTTAAATCTAAGAGATGGTACAGGAAAACGTAGTAAGTATGCGACAGAAGAAGGTGAAGAAGTTGATATAATCTTCTATGGGGGGCAAGCTGGCGGAGGGAAGACTTTTGCCGCGCTTATTCATCACATGAAATATATTCACTTACCTAATTATAAGGGTATTGTGATTCGCCGAACAACCCCCATGCTTACTAAACCCGGAGCAATTTGGGACGAAGCTAAAAGCCTATATAAAGATTTTGATGAAAATGCTCGTGTTCGAATCAAGGACATGAAGATTAACTTTGGACCGGTGCAGGGTTTAGAAAAGAAAGCTGAAGTGTCCTTTACGCACTTTGAAAGTGTTGATGATACGGGCAATTTTCAAGGGGCACAAATTAGTTCAGCGGTCCTAGACGAACTTTGTCAGTTTGAAGAAAGTCAATTTCTTTATATTTTGTCCCGCCTTCGTACAAAAGCAGAAATGAAACCGGTGATGAGGGCTACCATGAACCCCTCGCCTGATAGCTGGGTGAAGAAGTGGGTTGGGTGGTACTTATATCCAGAGGGAAGTGAGTTCTTTGGCAGGCCTGACCCAGCTAAACAAGGTGTTGTGCGCTGGTTTATCCGTGACGGCAACAACATGATTTGGGCTGAATCTCGGGATCAGATGTTTGAGAAACATGGACGAAGAGATTCCTTTGGCGACTTGTTGCCGGATACGGATAAGAAGCAAATTAAACCTCTTTCGTTTGCTTGGATTTCAGCATCTGTTTATGACAACCCATACATTGAAGATAATTATATAGCATTCCTTGAAGGATTGCCACGCGTACAAAAAGAAATTCTTCTTTATGGCTCGTGGGAGGCCCGCGAAGAAGGTTCAGGCATGGTGCGCCGCGAGTGGTTCATTGAAGAAAGTCAAGAACCCGCTTGGACAGACATTGATTGCACAGTCCGCGCTTATGATTTTGCCTTTTCCAAGAAAAGTGAAAAGAACAGTTCTCCGGACTATACAGTTTCAGTGAAAATGAGTCGCCTCAAAGATGGTACTTATTTTATTCATGACATCAAGCAGACTCGTATTCTTCCGGGAGAGTGGCTACCTTTTATCCTTGAAGCTGCTTATCAAGATGGGAAAAGGACAGATATAATTATCCCTTTGGACCCAGGCCCTGGGGCTAAGTTTACAAACAGTGTCTTATCTAGGGATATTTCATCAGCCGGTTTTATGTGCAGACAGTTAAGGGCACAAGGTAAAAAAGCTGATAGGTTTAAGCCTTTTGCATCTATTGTAATGAACGGTGGTATGAAGATTCTAAAGAATTGTGCTACTGATTTTGAAAACGGGGTAACCAATGATTTATCCTTTTTTTACAATCAAGTGGAGGTGTTTGATGGAACCCGTCGTAGTGGCGAGGCAGGTCACGATGATTTATGTGATGCGTGCTCGGATGCCTTCGAAGCTGTAGCATCCAAACGCACTGTACCAAACTTCCTCTCCGGCATGCAATCTTTTGGTTTCGAAAGAACCAGTAACCCTCTCAACAACATCCGTTAATTAGGAGCCAAAATGGCAGCAACAAAAAAGGCTCCTGTGGGGGCAACTACAGAGTTGCCGACATTAACAACGGGAACGGATTCTACAATCCCACGTCTCAAGTTCACTGAATCTGGTCAACCGGGTGTAGAACTAGGAAACAATATCCTAGATGGCTACAGACAAGAATTGCAATGGCCACAATGCATTTACACATTTAAACAGATGCGTAAAGATGCAACAGTAAGTTCTGCTATTCAGCTTGTTGAAACAATGATTAGCAAGACTAAGTGGAGCTTTGATGTTCCTCACAATGCCACACCAGATCAGAAAGCTAAAAAGAAGTTTCTAGAAGAAGTATTTTTTGAAGACTTAGATACAAGTTTCTTTCAAACAATTAAAGAGATTATTTCTTTTAACACTTACGGATTTTCGCTCTGTGAAAAGGTTTTTAGAAAAAGATTAAAGATTAATGGCTCTTATTACAACGATGGGTTGATTGGTCTTAAAGGTATTTATTGTCGTGGTCAAGAAACTATTGCTCGTTGGGAAATGGATGCTAACAATCGTAATGTAACAGGTGTTCGCCAGTGGCAAGTAAATAACACAGGCATAGATAACCCAACAACTACACAGTTTGTTCAATCAACACAGATTTCACCTGGAGTTCTTATCCCCCGTGAAAAGTTTATGTTGTTTAGAACCAACGCTCGTAAGAATAGCCCAACAGGTGAAAGTCCTCTTATCTATTGTTGGGAATCGTGGAAGTTCAAGAAGGCGTTAGAAGAAGCTGAAGCTGTTGGTATAAGCAAGGATATGAGAGGGCTTCCAGTTCTTTCTATCCCTGTTCAATATATGGTGGAAGGTGCTTCTGACTCTGATAAAGCCACCTACGAATACCTAAAGAAAGTGATGCGTAATTTACATCGTGAAGAACAAGAGGGTTTGATTCTTCCAACCATCTATGATGAGTCTGGTAACAAGATGTTCAACTTTGAGTTGGCTGGTGTTACGGGAGCTAAAAGCTTTGATGTTGGTGCTGTCATTGACAGGTATTCAACAGAAATTCTAATGTCATTCTTTGCTGATGTGTTGAAGATGGGTCAGAACAATACAGGTTCTTTTAGCCTTGCTGATAACAAGACAAGCATTGTAGCCACACGAGTTGAAACAGCCTTGATGGAAATTCAAGATGTATTCAATAATGATGTGATTAAACAGCTTGCACAGCTTAATGGTTGGAATCCTGTAGATATGCCTAAGCTTTGCTATGGTGAAGTGGACGCCACGGATATTGACGCACTCTCTAGCGCTTTGCAACGAACTAAAGCTGTCGGTCTTGTAGCCCCTACCCCTAAGAACATTAACTACATTGCTGAGATTATTGGTCTTCCAGATCGTGTGGATGAGGATATGAGTCAGGATGATCTTAATGAGCTTCTAGGTCCAGCAGACAGTTCCAGTGGTGAAGGGTTGGCGGCTGGTCTTCCCTCAGGTACGGGTAGTGCAACGGGTAGCTCTGGAGACTCATCTACTTCAAATAAGGAAAATTAAATGGCTCATCAACTTTTACGTATTAAAGAGAAGCTGTCTAACACTCCTCATTTGATGCATCTTCAATCCTTTGAAACAGTCTTGGATTATCTAGACAGTCGTGAAGCTAGTGATTTTAAACTAGATGACGATGAAGACAGCCCTTCAAACAAAGTTACAAACCGCTATTCATTTAACTCTGATCTTGGTGTAGCCGTTATGGACATCCAAGGCCCACTTACAGATAAACCCGTTACAATGATGGGAATGGATTGTGGTGGTACTAGCTATCAGAACCTTAAAGCTGACTTTACTTATCTAGTTGATAATGGTGCAAAGACTATTGCATTCATGGTTGATAGTGGTGGAGGCTCAGCTTACGGTTTGTTTGATGCAGCTAACTATATCAAAGCTTATGCACAAGCCAACGATGTCACGATATTAAGCTATGTAGATGGTTTAAGTGCCAGCGCCGCCTATGCTCTTACAGCTATTTCTGATCAAATTATTACTAATGTTCAAAGTGATATAGGCAGTATTGGTGTAGTTGTTCAGTTAATTAATGATAGTAAAGCTCTTGAGAAAGAAGGTTATGAACGTACCTTTATTACGGCAGGTGCATCCAAGACCCCATTTGCAAATGACGGATCTTTCAAACCTGCATTCTTAGAAGATATTCAATCAAAAGTAGATATTCTCTACGACAGTTTTACAGAGTTTGTTGCTGAGAATCGCAGCATTTCTGTAGAAGCAGTTAGAGCCACAGAAGCAAAGACGTTTCTCTCCGGAGACGCTTTGAAGCTTGGTCTAGCAGATAAGGTAATGTCCATCGAGGATTTTTACGAATACTTAGCAGATACAGCCCAAAGCAATAAAGGAAATGATTCTTCAATGCTAAAAGACAAACTATTTAAAATGACCAAGAACGTAGACACATCAGTGTCTCTGGAGAGTTTCGACATGAACGAACTAGAACTCGCTAAGTCGGAATTGTCCGCACTTCAGCTAGCTTTTCAAACTAAAGAACAAGAAATGCAACTAGCCCTTTCTGGTGTTGTAGATCTTCAAGCTAAACTTGCTGAAGCAAATGAATTTGTAGCTCAGTTCAAAGCAGAAAAAGAAACTGCTGAACTAGCTGCTAAAGTTGTTATTGTAGAAGCTCGCACCGCTAAACTTTCAGCCGTCCTTGGTGATGAAGCAGCTAAAACCCTGCTCGCCTCTCTTGATGGTTTGTCAGATGCTCAGATGGACGCTGTTGTAGCTAGCCATGAAATGAGCAATAAAGTGATTGGTGATTCATCTCTGTTTAAAGAAATGGGTGCTGACACTGTTGTAGACACTGCTGTTACACCAGCAATGGAAGATCATCTCGCAAAGTTGATCGCTGAACAATTTAAAACAAAAACTAAATAAGACGAGGAATCTTCCTAATGGCATTTCTAGATCAAACCTTCTATGTCCTTGGCGACCTAGTACAACACGAACACGAACCAAGCATTGGCTATGCTCGCAAAGTTATCAGCCTTAACTTTGTTGCTGCACAAGCTATCCCGCTGGGTACTGTTGTTGCTTCCACCGATGCTGGTGTTTCCTACCACTTGGTAGTTGCTGCTGACCTCACTGCTACCGGTGCTCGTTTCGCTGTAGTGTTTGGTGATCGTTATAGCTTCCGTTCCACTTGGAACATTGTTGCTGCCACCGCTACCCCTGCTGTTGCTTTCGTTCGTGGCGGAGTCATTCTTTCTGACTTCCTGATTAAAGCTAACAACACTCAACTCACTGCCCCTCAGATTGTGACCCTTCGTGGTCTGCTGGAACTTCAGGGTGTGCTTGTTGAAACTGCTTACTAATAACAATTAATCAGAGAGTCTAAATACTATGGCTATTGCTTTTCTACCCAACAACACTGGTCGGGTTGCCGAACTAACACAACAACTTCTGAACATCCCAAACCACTGGGGTCTTCTCAACACCATGGGCCTGTTCAATGAGCAAGGCGTTACCCAAGACACCGTTTTGGTTAGTGCCCTCACTGAAGTTGATGGCTTGCCTGTTGACCGCAACTGGGATGAACGTAACTCCGCTCTGAAGCCTTCAAAGCGTGGTGTTATGCCTTTCAAGATTCCTCACTTCCCACTTGATACTGAAATCACCCCGCGTGACCTTCAAGGTATCATCTCTTGGACTAACTTTGCCCAAGGTCTGGAACTGGAAACCCAAGCTACTGTACGTCTTCGTAAGATGGCTAACCTGCGTCAGCGCTATGCCAACCTTGCAGAAGTAGCGCGTATGCAGATTATCACTTCAGGTAGCGTATATGCTCCAAGTGGTACTATGGCCACCACCTACGGCAACACCATCAACTACTACACCGAGTTTGGCGTTACCCGTACTGAGATTCCAACCACTCTCACCAACGTTAACACCGATCCCCTGACCTATACCAACCAAATCATCTCCGCTGTACAAGATGGTCTGTTGAATGGTCAAGTAGTTGAAAACTTTGTTGTTCTGTGTTCCCCAACTTGGTTCCAAGCTCTAATCACCAACCCTTACATCACCGAAGTATACAAGTACTTCCGCCGTGACCAAGATCCTTTGGTTAACCGTCTGGCTACTGGTGCAATGGGTCTTGACGCTCGTTATCAAGTGTTCACCTTTGGTGGTATCACCTTCGTTGAATATCGTGGTACTTACACCGACCAAAACGGTGCTGTACAGCCTTTCATTCCTGCTGGCGATGCTTATGCATTCCCATTGGGTGTGACTGATATGTTCCAGACCTACTACGCTCCTGCTCTGACTTTCCCTTCAGTTAACACTGTTGGTCAGTCTCAGTACTACGCTGAGTACATGGGCGACAAGATGGACAAGATCGAAATCATGTCTGAGTCCAACATGCTGAACGCAGTACTTAGACCACAAGCCATAGTACGTCTGTACCTCGCTTAATATAAGTGAGTTTTATAGGGGTCTTAACTGACCCCTTATTCTCTAAATGTGAGGAATAGATATGCCACGGTTTACTAAACCAAGTCGTTTTGCTGGCCCTACTTCTGCTGTTAATGACCTTATTGACCAACTTGAAATCGTGATCAATGATACAACTATTAACAACACTGTAGATGTTCCAGATGATTCAGTTGACTATGACTGGGTTAAAGCTAAAGTGCAAGAAGAAGTTAAGAAAGCTGTTTGGGTTAAGTATGCAGCTTTGATTAGTATTGAAGAGTTTGAAGATACAAGCTCAACATCAAGCGTTGCAATCGCTGATAAGCTCAATGAAATTATTCGCGCTATTAAAGCGTAAGGATTTGAAATGGCATCCATGTTGACTCCAATACAGGGTGTTAGAATTTTTATAGGTGATAGCACAGCCCCTTTCACATTCATTGATGATGAAATCCAATACTTCTTGGATATGGGTGGTCAGAGTGTAAGGCAAGCAACTATATTTGCCTTGTATGCTTTGCTTGCTGACCTTGCTAAGAATAAGTCTATCATCCGTGAAACAGCAGGACATTATGAAGTTTGGAGCAATGCCATTGAGTGGTATAAACTTCTTCTTTCTAATATTACATCAAACCCTACATTGGGGCTTGGTAGTTTAATGCCTTATGCTGCTGGTATTGATAGAGAAGATGTTCGTTCTAATCAATATGATCGCAGTGGTTATCAAGGTAATCTCGTCAACACAACTCAACAAGTAGAGATGGATGGTTGCTCTCCTTATGGTTGGCTAGATCGCTTTCGTTATGGTGTTCCTGACTTGCCGTTGTGGTACATACGATGACTACTGCAAGTTTTTCTTTGGTTAATAACGTCCCTGTCACTATTCAACGTCATGCTTTAGGTAGTTATGTAAATGGTAATTGGGTGGAAGGAGTAGAGCAAGATGTAACTATCAATGCCAATATCCACCCCTTCTCTGATTATCAAGTGATGCTCCTTCCTGAAGCTGATAGAACTAAAAGTTGGATGTGGGTGTTTACATCTGATCTGATTAGATCAAAGAAAGAAGGGCAATACGGGGCCGATAGATTCTCATGGAATGGTGATCTTTACGAGATTATGGCAACTAGTGTTTGGACTATGCAAATCCGTGATCACTATGAAGGCCGTGCTGCAAGAGTAGAACTTTCTCCCAACTGAGGTGTTTTATGGACTATACAGTTGATAAAAGTGGTTGGGATAAACTAAAGAAACAGCTACTCACTTTAGAGAGTACAGAGCTTCGTATAGGTTGGTTCAATACCCATTATGGGCCAGACAACGATAACCTCCCACATGCATTTGTGGCCAGCCTCAATGAAGATGGGCATGTTAACGGTGCAGGTGCTGCTTTCCCCGGAACTTATACACCACCTAGACCTTTCATGCGTGTAGGGTTTAGAGACTACATGAAGACTGATAAAGCGGCTACCAACTTTAAAGCTCTTATCAATGCTGTTGTGAGTGGTGACACAGCTTTAAAAGCATACAACATGCTTGGTCCTGCCTTTGTAAAAGCCTTACAGAGTACTATGGATGCTTGGGATACACCGCCCAACTCCCGTATAACTATACAGTTAAAAGGTTTTAATAATCCCCTAGTAAAAACACACGAACTCATAGACAACGTGTCTTTTGAGGTAGGAAAGTCTTGATGAATAACCAGTAAGGAGCACCAATGGCTGCATACACAGAGTTAAGAAGTGCTCTTTATAACACTATTTCTTTTATGTTCCCAACATCACAAGTTATTTGGATGTATGGTGGTGGAACAGAGCCTACAGATCCTTATGTAGGAATGCATATTCTTAGTATTGATCAGATAGGGAGAGAGCAAGTTAGTAGTCTAGCTTCTGAAACTGCTCTAGATAGTGACAGTTTCTTTTTAAATATTATTGCTAACTATGAAGCTCAAGTACAGTTTACTTTCAAGGGAAGTACAGCAGGTGATCTTGCTCATGACTTTGCCCAAAGATTTAATAGCCCTATATATAGGGAACGAATGAATGAGAATAATCTAGGTAAGATGAGAACATCATCTATCAGGAATGCTCCTCAAGTTCGTGATACAAAATATATACAAACTTTTATTCAAGATGTAACTTTCAGTTATGCGTATATAACGCAGCAATCTGTGGATTACATTAAACAAGTAAAAATCGTAAATCAAAACACGGGTGATCGTTATGAAATCCCAGAAAGCATAGGATAAAATAATAAATGGCTAATATGCTAGATGATGTAGTTTCTGTCAGCATCAGTGCTCAGACAGAAACTATCACCACGGCTTCATTTACGATCCCCCTAATTCTAGCCGAATTTACGGATTGGACTGATTCACGTACTCGTACCTATTCCTCTTACGCTGAGGTTGTTGAAGACTTCAATGCTCCTCTTGTTCTAACAATGGCAGAAGCAATTTTTGGTCAGGATCAATCTCCTAATACTGTAGTGATTGGGCGTAAAGTACCAACTACAGAAACTTGGCTACAAGCCTTGACAGCCGTAGATGCTGAAAACAGTACTTGGTTTGCTTTGGTTGCTGGTACACACGTTCCTGCTGATGTTCTGGCCATGGCTGGTTATATTGCAACGGTTAACAAAGTATATTTCACATCTACCCAAGATGCTACAGCCCTTGCAGTGACTACAACAGATATTGGTGCCCAGCTTAAAGCCTTGGGTTATGACCAAACAAGCACCACTTTCCACACAGCAGCAGATACATATTATCCAGAAGCTGCATGGGTAGGCAGCCAGTTGACTTATACTCCGGGTGCTAACACTTGGGAATTTAAGACTCTTGAAGGTGTCCCAGCAGACAATCTTTCGAAGACTGCTCGCACTAACCTAGAAAGTAAGAACATGTCCTACTATATCACTATTGCAGGGGTAAACATCACTCGGCATAATATGATGGCAGATGGCACAAAAATTGATCAACAGATCATTGTGTTTTGGACGATTGCCCGTATGCAAGAGTCAGTATTTGGTATGTTGGTTCGCAAGCCTAAAGTTCCGTACACCGATGCAGGATTTGCTTTGGTTGAAGCTCAGATGCGTTCTGTACTAGCTCTTGGTGTGACCAATGGTGCTTATAGTACCTACACAATCACGGTCCCAAGAGTGAGTGACATCCCGGAGAACCAACGTCTGCAACGTATTGCCGGTGACTTCTTATTTGATGCAACCCTACAAGGGGCCGTCGAAAAAGTAATTATAAAAGGAACCGTGCATGTGTAACCAACTGATTGATAAGGAGAATTTACTATGAGTGGTATGCTTAGTAGTTATGATCCCACGCAAGTTTATATAATTCTTGATTGGGAAGATAATAATGGTGCCCCTCGTTCACATATTGTTGACGGTGTGAGCGAATCAGAGATCGTGAGAATCGAGCGTTCAGACGCTTGGTCTGAATCAGTTGGGGCTTACGGCAATACAACTCGTATCTATAATGCTGTTTGGGATAAAGCTAACATTACCATCCCACTACAGATGACTTCAGATACCAATGATATTCTTGATGCTTTGTTTGCTCGTGACATTCGTGGTAAGTCAAGCGATAACTTGTTCTCTATTACTGTTAAAGACACATCTGGCCGTTCGCTACACTATGGTTATCAAGCTTATGTAGCTGTTAAACCAAATGCAATGTATGGTAACACAATGGAAACCCGTGAGTGGGTGGTACGTGTTAACAAGCTTGAAGATATTCTTGGTGGTAACAGTAAAGTTGATGGTGCTTTGGTTGACGAAGCTGCTAGCTTAGGTGTAACTATTCCAGCCAAATGGATTAGCTAAATAAAGAAGAGGGATGGGGCTTTATTGCCCCTCTCCAGATAAGGAGAGAATATGCCTTTTTCAATGTATGATCCAACCAGTGTAACTATTAACATCCTTGGTATTATTGTAGAAGATGTTGAATCAGGAACATTTGTTAGGGTTAGTAAAGACGCACAAACTTTTTCAAGCAGTGTTTCAACAGATGGTGTTCAATACAGGCGCAGGAATTCCAGTAAGTCTTACACTATAGAATTAACTCTATCATCTGTCAGCAAGACAAGTAAAATACTTCAATACTTTCTGATTGCAGATCAAACTACAACCGTTGCTAAATTTCCTTTATTTATTAAAGATACATCGGGATCAAGTTTGTTTTTCTCTACTACATGCTGGATTGAAGCACAACCTGATTTAATCTTTGGTGATAGTGTAGTACCTCGCACTTGGATTATCAGGGCGAGTGAAGGTGTTGTTAGCTTTGGTGATAGCTATGGTGCATCCTCTATAGCTGAAGATATTATTAATACTTTGGTGGCTGAGATTCCAAGTCTTGCAGGTTTGATTTCATGACAATAACAACTTATGATCCTGAAGCAATATATCTAGTTATTGGCGAACAAATCTTAGTAGGTTGGAATGTAATTTCTATTACAAGAGACAGCTACCCTATCCTGACGATTAAGGGTATTCGTGGTAAGCACACGCGAGTATTAAGCTATGACACAAGTGCGACGGTTAGACTTACGTTACCAGCCGGTAGCGAATGGAATAGTATATTCTCTAGTTTACTAACTGCTGACTTAACCTCTGGGACATCACGTCTTGAGTTGTTATTAAAAGACACAGGTGGGACAAGCTTATTTAAATCCTCAGAAGCTTTTGTGGTTAACTTTGCTGACGTTGTATTTGACGCTTCCTTATCTGAAAGGGCTTGGACAATACAATGCCTAAGTACAGACGTTTACAATGTTGGTAACACTACCACACCTTCTGGTTCACTTTTAGATGCAATCTCCTCCGGAGTTTCATCCTTGTTTTAAATTGAGAAATAACATGGCACTCGAAACTAAATTTTTTACCATTGAAGGTTACAAAAGTAAAGATGGCAATGTAGCCCCCGTGGAGTATGTATTCACTAAGCTTTCAGCTATCAAAGGTTTGGATGTACAGTTCAAGCTTCGTGATGATATGGTGACTCCAGCTTTTATTAAAGATGTAGTATGTTCATCTGTTGCAATTGGTAGCGTTCGAATTTCAAGTGATAAGTTTGATGAATACTTTTCTGGTCGGTATACACACTTGATGGATGTTTACAACTCTGTCCTTGAGTTTAACTTTGATGAAAATTTTCCCGATCAAGGTTCAGTAGGAGAGTAAAAGCCTCCTCTGCACCATCCAGTCTTGATAAAGAGATTACAGACGGATACTCTCAAAACTGGCTTATTCTGAAAGTCACCACCCATCCAAGAATAAAATGTACCAAGGCTGAGTTAGCTAGCGTCTACACACTTTCAGATCTTCTAGATTTTGCAGAAGATATTGAAGTGCTTGAAGCTTTTGAGGAATCAAAAGAAATTAAAACAAAAGCTGAGATAGATAACCACCGAAGAAAAGAAGAGGCTTTTAAATTAAATGGAAAATAATAGTCAAGAAGTAGCCAAGTTTTGGGCCTCTCTCGGTGTTAAAGTAGACGCAACAAGTATTCATAAAGTAGATAGTCTATTCACTCAAATTGAAAATAGACTTAAAAGCTTCTCTGTTAATCAGAAAAATCTCACAAAAGTTTTGGGCGATGCCCTAGATCTTGCAACTGGAAAAGTTACATTTCAAATATCTAAGTTTGTTGTAAATGAACGTAACCTTCAAGCTAGTTTACTCAGAGCATCCAGGGGTGTTAACCTTCCGGTAAATCTTAATGCACAAGGTGGACGAAGGGCAAGAGTACAGCAAATATCAAGCTCTGTTGCAGACTCCCACCAGTTTCGATCCGAAAGATTATTTAGTCCTAGATTTGCTGAGCACACAGGCTTTGGTTTGGCCAATCTTGTGGGTGGTCGTCTTGGTTTAGCTGGTCTAGGAATAGGGGCTACTGTTGCAGCCGGCTATGCTGTAAACCGGCGACTAGATGAAGTACAAGAACGTGTGATTGGTAACGATACTAAACGTATCCTTCTTGGTCAATCTGTAGGTGGTAGTGATACCCGAAAGGCAAATGCCATTGCTTGGTACAAAAGGAATAGCAATAAGTATGGTAATAGCGCTGAAGAGGGCGTGACAGACTTTAACACCGCTATTGCTCTTCAACGTGGTAATGGTATTAGTACTCGCCAAGCACTCAGTAACTACGATTTGTTTTCCCAACGTTTTGCTGTAAGACACCTTAGCTCAGATCAACAAAAAGCTGCTATGCGTCAAATCACACAGATTCTAGGTAAGCAGAAAGTTGGCCAACAAGATATGAACGCCTTGGTGGAGGGTGGTGGTGACCCGGAGATTAAAACTCTTGTTCAAAAAGCTTGGGCTAAACGAACCAACTACGCTGGGGAAAACCTATCGGGTGATTACCAAACTGCACAGAAGAAAGGGCAGGTTACATCCGGGGATTTGATTTCAGCATATCAGATAAGTTCAACAAAATATACAAAAGAGCTTGATGAGGCTGTAAACTCGGTGCGTGCAAACGCTCAACGGCTTGCAAACGATAAGTTTTGGAATCAGTTTGAACGTGACGGCAAGCAAATCGAAGATGCTACAAAGAATCGTATTGCAGCAGAACGTGAACTAGAGGCAGCATTAAAACCCCTAAAAGAAGCCATGAATGCTGCTGAAGTTGCTACTATGAACTATTCAGCTTCAGCTATTCGTTGGGCTGTACAGTTTGGTGGAAAAGACATTCCTGCCGCAGCAACAAAGCTTGGTAACATTGGTAATAATAATATTGGTAGTGGTAGTGTTTTAGGGATGATTTGGGATTCTCCGAATATGAGCCCTTCAGAAAAGTTCAGCATGATGGTTGATAGTTTTTCTGAGAAAGCTGGGTATATGACCAAAGACGATTGGAAGAAAAAGGTTGATGCTACAGGTACACATACACTGCCCGATGTTAACGTCAATCCTCTTGGTCGTAATGAAGACATCCCTATTTTATCTAACAGTATGTCCACACCTAAAGCCACTACGCAAACTACCACAGTGACTGTTGGGGACATCATAGTGAATACATCCGCTACTAATGCCTCTGGTATGATGGATGATTTCAAAGCTCAGCTAGCCCCTGCAATGGAAACTGTATGGGCTAATGCCCAATTGAATTATGCAAAAAGTGCCCGATAAGGAGGCTTTATGAGTTTAGGTATAAAGCTTCCACCTTCAACAGATAAGTCGGATTCCGGGTTTTGGTTGTACTTTGATAGTGTAACTCTCTACTCTCGTAACCAACGAGGGCAGGTTACAAAGAACCCTACAGCCCGTGGAAGATCATCAACAGATAACTATACTGCTGAAAATCCTACTTTTGGATTCACAGGAGTCGTTAGCTTTGCTGATATATCCTCTGTATATGCTTTGATTAGAGATGATGAGGATAATTTAGCTAATAATGCTATTGACCAGCCAGATGCTGCTACTATCCAAAGTAGTTCAAACTCATTACTAAATTTTTTACCTGAGTCTATTGGTCAATTCTTAAAACCTTCTTCCAATACCATCACTGTCTCTCCTATACGAACAAATTACAAGACGTATGTAGAAACTTGTCTCACCAAACTTATGTCTGGCAGCTTCTACAACACAACAACCGGAAAGACAGAAACAAGAATTAGACCAATCAAATTATTTGAGTTTGAAGGCTCAGCCTTAACTAAGACTTATGATGATTTGTGTTTAGTAACTCTTGACATAAAAGAAACAGTGGACAGTGGTGATGCATTATTCTGTGATCTTCAATTTGAACAAGTTAGTTTTGTAACGCTTCAGACTACAGCTTTAACACCCGATGTTGTCAAGGCTTTAAAAAGTAGGGCGTCCCCAAAATCTAAGAAAGGTAATATACCTAAAGTTGATGAAGAAAAAGATCAATCAGATGACTTAGAAGGGTTGCCACAATGACAACATACACTTCAGTTAATCTACCCCTCTTTTCTGATTACTTTTATGAATATTCTATAAGTTTGCAAGATGATAATGATGTATACATTATTGAAATACAATACAATGACTACTCTAAAAAATGGTTTATGTCATTGTATACAGAAGATAGGTCTTTAATTATAGCCGGATTGGCTTTACTGCCTAAATATCCTATTGCTATTGATTATATCCTTCCCAATCTTACAGGCTTCTTTTGGCTATATCCTATACCCTCGATAACTTCTGAAAAGTATAAAGAAGTCCCTGAAGCGTTGAGTCAATATTACACATTTGAATACATACCCTCTCTCACTTAAAAGGAAATAAAACATGGCGTTGGAAAATACCTATGTTAATAGGGGGTATTCACTCACAATAGGGGATTATAAAAATGACCCTAACAATGCCATATTGATTGATAATCTTCAGATTACTTTCGAAGTGAGTAAAAGTAGTAGTAATAAAGACAAGACAAATTCTTGCACTATTGAAATCTATAATGTGGATGACAATACGCTCGCTTTGCTTGATAAAGAGTTCGTAGCTGCTGAATTTAATGCAGGGTATTACAACACACATATAAAGAGGTTGTTTGCTGGTGAAATTGCCCAAGTAACAACAAGGCAATCAGGTCAAGATTTGATCACTCAAATTCTAATGGGAGCGGGGTATTCTGCTTTAAACTTTACTCAGCTTTCAGGTATTCTACCCCCTGGAGCTAAGAAGAAAGAAGTGGTTGAAGCTATTAGAAAGAAGATCACAGGTATTAACAAAGGCTTGTACTCGGGGGTTAATTGTAATAACCCTGTTATCTCAGGGTATCCGTTGACTGGCACCCCTAAAGCTGCTTTAGATAAGCTGTGTCATGATGGTGAAATGGAATACACAATTGATAACAATACTCTATACCTTATGGATAGGGGACAAAGTTATCAATCAACCACCGACCAAGCTATCGTTGTGTCTCCTGAGACGGGTTTGATTGACTTAGCTTATAAAGTTAGTGGTCAAGGTATTGTTAAGAAACCTGACCCTGCAAAAGTGGCAGGCATTCAATTTCAAGCAAACTTAAATGCTGATTTTTATGCAGGGTCAATCATAAAGCTTGATCAGGGTAACAGTCTCGATGGGTTTTACAAAATTGAATCTGTCAGGCACACAGGTAGCTGGCGTGGTGGGCAGTGGGTAAGTGAATGTCGTTGCAGTCAAAGATTAGCGAGTTAAATTATGGCAAGAGAATCTTCGCTTCAAGAAACACTAAACTCCGCTATTGAACATCATTTTGAAAACTTTCATTTCAGCATTCCAGCTATAGTTGTAAGGGCAGACCTTGCTAATATGCAAGTGGACGTTCAACCTTCTCTCAACCTTAAAATGTTCGATGGGAGTGGTGCTGTAGAACGTCCTACTATTCTAAATGTCCCTCTTCAATTTCCTGTCTCTAAAACAGCAGGTATGACATTCCCAGTCGATAAGGGCGATACAGTTCTTCTTATCTTCTCAGAGAGAGGTTTAGATTCTTGGAAAGCTGGCAATGGTTACCCTGTCACCCCTACTGATTTCAGGATGTTGGATTATAAGGATGCTATCGCTATTGCAGGGATTCAACCCCCCGGAGTATCGGTAAATAACCCTACCAAACACGTCTTAACGCATGACCCCAAGGATACAGTGTTGTTTGCAGGGCTAGGCTCTGTAGAGGCTGAAATACGCCTTAAACAAGACGGATCAATTGAGATTAATACGAGCAATTGTCCTGTAACCATCAATGCTTCAGATGTTACAGTCAATGCTAACAACTCTATTAATTTGAATGCTCAGAACTTGGTTGTAGATAGTGTTAATACCACTTGGGTGGGTAACATACAACACACTGGAAACTTTACATCTGTCGGTGTTCAAACCTTCAACGGAGTAATTTTCAGCACCCATAAACACGGTTCTTCACCACCACCAAGTAACTAAGAGGGAAGTATGGATATTAGACTTACTGATGGTGATGCCGTGTTTATCAATGGTCCACTTACTTTAGCTGGTATTACCCAATCTGCTCAAGATGTTGTTGCTCAACGATTAACTATTAGGCTTCGTAGTTTTTTAGGTGATTGGTTCATTAACACAACTTATGGTATGCCCTACTTTGAGCAAATATTGAAGAAGAATGTTTCCAAGACAACAGTAGATAACATTTTTCGTGAACAAATCCTTGCTGAATCTGGTGTATTAGAAATCCAATCTTTCACATCTACTTTTGATGCTTACACAAGACTTTACAGTTGCTCATTTACCGTTCTGACTAAAGAAGGCAGTGCCTCTGTGACCGTATCAGTTTAATTTAAAAAGAGAAAAATATATGGCAACTGCATACGGTCTTACGTCACTAGGATTTATAAATAAAAGACTCTCTGACATCTTAACAGAAAAGAGAGCTAAAGCTGTACAACTGTTTCAAGATCAGACAGCTGTTGGCGATGTGGTGGACACAAGTGACTCCAGTATTCTTGGTAGATTGATTGCTCTAGATGCTGCTGGTGAATCTCTTCTATGGGAACAAATGCAGGATTTATACGGGGCATTTGACCCTAATACAGCCACAGGAATCTCCCTTGATAACCTAGTAGCCTTGGGCGGTATCACACGTTTAGGCTCCTCTTTCTCCACAGCACAAGTGATTCTGGCTGGTGATAACGGTACTCTTGTAGCTTCAGGCTTAACTATTGGTAGTACTGTTGATAGCTCACAATGGACACTCCTCTCCCCTGTTGCCTTATCTCCTACATCTGCAACAGGTGCTACATTCTCTCCTTTGGTTGTAGCTGACAACACCTTATATACCATCACTTATTCTTCTATCTCTACAAGCAATAGCATTAATTACACAAGCGGAACAGGTGCTACAGCAGCTACTATTGTTGCGGGTATTGCAGCATTGGTTGGTACAAGCCACCCCACTCTTACAGCTACAGTTGTTGGCAGTGTTGTTACATTAGTTCGTGTAGATGAATTTGCAGTAGTTAGCTTTACTACCACAAGTAATCTTGGTATCACTAAAGTACAAAAGATTGGTGAAGTGCAGTCAACTGTCAGCGGTCCTGTGGATGCTGAAGTTAATAGTTTAAGCAAGATTCTAACTCCACAACTTGGTTGGGATAGTGTTTATAATCCAACGGCTGCGTCTCCCGGAAGAAACCTTGAAACAGATGATGAACTTCGTCTTCGCTTTCGAGAAACAAAGTTTGAACGTGCGAGTAATATTCTTGAAGCTCTTTATTCCTCTTTGATTAGCCTTGATGGCGTGCAAGAGGTTAGAATCTATGAGAATGATACAGATACGACAGATTCTTTAGGTGTTCCTGCCCACAGCTTCATGCCTATTGTTCTAGGTGGATTGTCTAGCGATATTGCAGAATCCATTTGGGAAAACAAACCAATGGGTATACGAAGCTATGGTGACACGGTTGTAGTTATTTATGATAATCAAGGTGTTGATGGTGGTCAAGGGTTTGCACACAATATTGGTTTTGAAAGACCAGATCCTGTACCCCTATACATTACAATGACCCTTGAAACAGATAGCAACTTTCCAGCAACGGGTAAAGATGATATTGCTTCGGCCTTGGTTGCTTACATTGGAACTCTTGGTATTGGTGATGATGTTATTTACAGCCGTCTCTACACTCCAATAAATTCTGTTGCGGGTTTTCAAGTAGACAGTTTGTTTGTTGGCACATCACCAAGCCCAACAGGCACAGGACCAACTATCCCAATTGCTTTTAATCAGATAGCTTCAATTTCCTCAGTCAATATAGTCATTAACACATAAGGGAGTTTAAATATGACAACTCCTGTGTTTAATGAAGAGGATTTTTTAGCAACGGCAAGAAGTCGAACAACTGAACAATTTAAACAAGAATATGCTCCGGTGTTTGACAAGTATTTGCAACTTCTAGTAGATGCTCAAACCAATATCCAGGAAGTGTTTAAAGATCTTCTTCAGCTTCGTGATATTGATAACGCTACAGGTGCTCAGCTTGATGTCATAGGACGTATTGTAGGTCAAGACCGTGTTCTACTGAATGCTGACCTCTACACCTTCTTTGGCTTTGTCGGAGCACCTAAAGCAGCAAGTTTTGGAGAGTACGGTAGTAATTTATATGGTGGTAAGTTTCTAGACTACGGTGCTCCTACAGGCGGTAATATTGCCTTAGATGATGACACCTATCGTCTTTTTATCAGAGCTAAGATTTATAAGAACACCACAGCCTCTACACCAGAAGAATTTCTTGAAGTAGTCAATCTAATCTTTGGTACAACAGGTACATCCCTTACAGAAGATGGTAATGCTAACGTCACTGTCCTCTTTGGTAGACAGCTTAGCGACTATGAAAAAGGCTTGTTAGCTTATATTAACTCCACAGATGGCTACCCTTCTAGGTTAATTCCTAAGACAGTTGGTGTAGGGGTTAAGTATGGGGAATACCAAGCCGGGGAGTATTTTGGATTTGATGGCAGTCCGGGTGCCCTTGGTTTCGGTGATATTAACGGGACTTATGGGTACGGGCTTGGTTGGGGTCTTAACTACGGCGATTCAGATTATAGTAATAAGAACGGCGGTGTGTTCGCAACGCTATATTAAATTTTAAGAAGGAATATTCAATTGGCTGCGATCACAAAACCAGCAGATATTAACAAAATATGGGCAGCTTCAGGCGATGTACTTGCCCCGCCTGACTCCTATATAGCAAATGGTTGGTCAGCTAACACCATTCCACCAAGGCAGTACTTCAATTATATTGATGGACGACAAGATCAAGCTATTGCACACATTAACCAATACGGTGTTGCTCTTTGGGATTCTATTACAAGCTATCAAGCAAACTCCAGTTACACACAGGGTAGCGATGGTGTTGTCTACAAATGCTTGATCACTAACACAAACATCAATCCTGTCGGAGACACAACATCAAGCTGGCGGGTAGCTTTTGTTGATAGTACAAGTGCTCTAGGTCCTAATGTTGCAACTGCCGCTCAATCAAGGGCAATGACTGATAACACTGTTTTCATCAGTCCTTTGCAGCTTGCTAACGCTTTTACAGGCAGTCAGCAAGTATCTAATTCTAACGGTAAGCAAATCCTACCCGGCGGTATACAATTGAAGTGGGGTCAAGTGAGCGCTGTTGGTAGCACCACTACTGCACTAAACTTTGATGTTGCCTTCACTAGTGCTGTATTTCAACTGCTATTGACGCCTCAACTTACAGCAGGTAATCAGTATGCAGTAGGTCAGGCCACTCGCACCACTACAGGTTTCACTGTTTGGAATCCTAATCCAGTGGTCATAACCGTAAACTACTTAGCTATTGGGGTTTAATATGCCACAAAAAACAAGCCCTTTTATTGAAGCCAAGTATGGTTGGAGTTATGGAGAGAGTCAATGGAATACTGGGGTTGATGAAGACCTTCTAAAATTCTCCTACCTCTTTGACTCAACAGTTATTGGTTTAGTAGATACACTTCCTACAGCCGTTAACGGAAATGCCTACTACCTTAAAACTGATAAGCGTATTTATTATGTCGTAGAGGGTGCTTATTATTCTACTCCACTTCCTCAGTGGTTTGAATTTAAGATTAAATCCTCGGGTGCATTGTACGTCTTTGATGGTACTCTTCCACAGCTTCAACCTGCTCTTTCAGATCTATCCTCAGCCATTGCTACAAAGGCTAATAGCTCTGATGTAACCACATCTTTAGCCACTAAAGCTAATATTGCATCACCTACTTTTTCAGGGACAGTGGCTGTACCAACCACATCAACCTTTAAAACTCCTAGCACCATTGCTGTAAACGTAGACACACTAAACCAAGCATTTGGTCAGTTGGGGCGTGTTGTATTAGACACAGCACAACAGATCGCAGCTTTGGATACAGGGCGTGTGAAACGCTTCTCAACCATGGGCTATAATACTATCGGTGATGGTGGTCAGGGAGACTACTATATTGATGCTTCGGATACCACAAGTGTTGCTAATAATGGTACGGTGTGGGTTGCTAATGGTGTACGCATTAAGCTTATACACAACAACATAACTGATTTACGTCAATGGGGTGTTGTAAATAACGGTACTGACCAAGCAGCAAAGATTCAAGCTGCAATCAATTGGGCTGGCAGTATCACAGGAACATCCGAAGGTGTGCGTGGTGGTTTGACATCACCTCCCGGAATGCCTTTGGTTATTGCAAGTAGTTTGGTGTTTGACACACCTATTTATGCAAGATTTAAAAGCTTTATTCAATACACCCCTACAACGGGTGCAGCAATCATTGCAGGGAGTGTAGCCCCAACTATTAGTCGTACAGACTTTGATGTAGAGCTTGAAGGGTTGCGGGCTATTAATGGTAACTCGGCTGACCCAACCGGATACAACACATCTGGTAGTATTGGTATTGAATATCGCAATGTACAGTTTAGTGACTTTAAATGTAAAGCAGCTTTAGCTTTCACTTTTGCTGGATATTATTTCAACTCCACAAACAATATCTATTCTGGCCAACACATGCAAGACAACGATTTCAACTTTGGAATCCTTGGCTACAATGGTATTGGTATTTTTGTTAAATCTATAAGTGCTTCTGTAGGCGCTACACAAGTTAACCGATTCAAGATAAAAAACTTTGTCACCAACTTCAAGCACATGATTATTGGTAATCCAGACGGTACGGATAACAATAGTAATGACTTAGTATTTGATATTATCGCCATGGAGCGTTGTACTTCTCCTGATAAGATTGGTGTTGAAATCTATGGTTTGTACAATGACTTTAAAGTGACATATGCATCGACCCCTGATTGTTTCTTTATCTTTGGTGGTAATGCTGACGCTAATAAACTTGTTGTTGGTAATCCGGGCGTCACTGTATCAGATCTTAGTGCTGCTGGTTGTTTGAACCAATGGCGTATTGGCCACCCAAATCCAGGAACACTTCCGGCATCTCCTACTCCTGTATCCGGTACAAACTACACCAACACTTATGGGGTGCCTGTAGAAATCTCGTTAGCTTATAGCCTAACCCCTACTACCTCAAGTGATTCAACCATCACTATCTATACAGGCAAGAATGCTAGCGTACTCTCTGCCCGTACAGGCATTGCTGTATCTGCACAGACAACCCCACACACTGTAACTCAAAGTCTTAGCTTTATTATCAGTCCGGGGCATGTATGGCAGATGAGTAAAACAGGGTCAGGTACAGCAAACTTAGTGACGTGTAAGATTGTATCGACGGGTATTTAAATTTAGTGACACAAGGATGTGTCTATTTTGTAAGAGGTAGATATGAAAACAAGTCAGAAAGGTATTGACCTGATTAAAGCCTCAGAAGGGCTTAGACTTGAAGCATACAAAGATTCTGTTGGTGTTACAACTATAGGATATGGTTCGACTGGGTCACACGTACAAATGGGGCAGAAAATAACTGCTGCTGAAGCTGAACTTCTACTTACTGTAGATTTGTCTAGGTTTGAGATTGGTGTTAGTAAGCTTGTAAAAGTATTTCTTAACCAAAATCAATTTGATGCTCTTGTTTGCTTTAGCTTCAACTTAGGGCTAGGAAGTCTTGGTGGATCAACACTACTCAAAAAACTTAATCTTGGTGATTATGCTGGGGCGAGTCTTGAGTTTCCTAAGTGGACACATGCCGGAGGAGTTATCTTACCGGGGTTAGTAAAACGTAGGGCAGCAGAAAAAGCTTTATTCCTTTCATAAAGAAGATGATGCAAGATGAAGATTAACCTCGTGCCAAACTATCGCAAACTGTGGAAATCACATACTGTTAAGTTGTCTTTTCTTCTTGCTGTCTTGTCTATTGTTCAACTCAATGTCCCTATGTTAGCTGCTGTAGTCACTCCTCAAGTGTTTGCGTGGGTTACATTCACACTAGGCACTCTTATTGGTATTCTTCGGTACATCCCACAAGAATCTTTGAAGACAGATGAGTCTCCTCCCGACACTCAAGTGAACATTGCTGTTAATGCCCATGTTGAGACTGTCACTGATCCTGTTGCTTCAACGGAGACTAAATAATGCTTAGTTGGTTTACATCAATCTCAAGTTCTATTCTGCTCTACATCATAGCTGCATTAGTGGCATCAACTCTCCTATTCGGCGGGCTTTTCTGGTACTCCAAGACTCAAGCTGACAAGTTTGAAGCTCAGGTACAGGTGGCACAAGATGCTAACAAAACTCTTGATAAATCCTTGATAGATAAGACAGCTTCTTGTGATGTAACAGATAAAGCATTAGCTGCATACCAAACAGCTACAGCCACGATTGTTGATGTGAAAGACAAGAAGCTTAATGCTATTGATGCCCTTCCCAAGAAGCCTGTAAAGGCTACAACACAACAGGCTAATACGAATGTACAAGATGAAACAGATGTTGTTGATATTGATGGCAAGCTTCCCTCTTCTTTGCTTACAATCTTGCAGCAATCAAGTAGTGCAGTCCAAGGAAGTGTTGGTGGTGATGCCAAGTAGTTTGATGGTCACTCCTTGTACGTCTGTTGATGCTGGAGACACTGTTCGATTGCTTGCCAAGGCATATGTACAGAACAATAGTTGTATACAACAATATCAGTTGTTGATTGACAGTCAACGTAAGTGGACAGCCTCTCAGTTACTCATTTATAAAACTAAGTAAGGTTATTTAGTATGGAAGATGATGAAGAGTCTTTGTTTAGACGTTTAGAAGGGTGGTATGTAGAGAATGACCTACATATATGGTATGGTGTTGTTTCTTTCATAGCCTTATTTGTGATGGTATTTATAATCGAACGGGAAGCTAATATGTCCCTAAGAATGAAAGACCAAATAGCACTTCTACAAATAGACTTGGTCAATAGTCATACACAGATTATGGATCTTAGGGCTGAAAACGAAAAACAAAGAAATCAATTTATGCTTCCTGTAATAACACCAGCGCATGAAGGTGTAGATAAGACAGCCACTAAAGTTAATGATAAGATTTCTAAAGTACAAGACATTATTATTGATAAAGCCCTTAATCAACCTACTAAAGTTAAAACTGAAACAGTCACTACAACCGTAGAGGTAAAAACTGTTGTTAATAAAGAGCTTAACACAATGATGAAAGATTCTTATTGTGCCACGGTTCCTTCAGCTAAGGAGTGTAAAGAGTGAGGATTATTATTCTTTGCATATGTTTTAGCATTGCTGCCTGCTCTTCTAATAACCCCACCCCACCACTTCCATCGGATGCGCTCTTATCAGATTGCATCATCTCCCCTCCCCCTACATTGTCAGGTAACACTGAGAAAGATAAGCTTCTTCTTGCTAGTGCTTGGAGCTTACAAACAAATAATCTTGGAAAGTGTAGCCAGAAGGTTAAAACGCTTCAAGTATGGAAAATCAACACTTTAAAGAGGATGGAGAATTAAATGCCTAACTCAGAATTAAATGCGCAAAAAGATAGAAACTTTGAAACTGTAAAAAGCGCATTGATTGGGTTGCTGTTTGTATTGATTGGATGGCAATTCAATTCCTTTCAACACTTGGAAGACCGGGTGTTCAATATCTCTACAACCACCATGACACAGAGTGCAGGTCAGTTGATGGAGGATAGATTGAATCGTAGTATGGAGACTAAGTTTTCAGAAATGAATTCAAGGCTTGATATGGTTGTTCGCCTTTTGCAACAATCAGATAAAAGCTCAAGATAGCCGTTTCAGCAGTTGAGGCTAGATATGTGGATAACAAAAATAATAGGCCCTTCAGCCAACCTTCTTATAATCATATTAGCCCTCTTCCTCGTTTATCAATTTAGCTCTCGCCATGCCTACGAAAGCCGTATTGACAGTGTAGAGAAAGAACTTACTACTAGAATTAATAATGATGTATCAGATCTTAACCAAAAGATCTTGACACAGCAAGACAACGTTAACAGATACATTCAACTTCGTGAAGATAGATCCAAGCTCTATTCTAAACGAATTGATGATTTGTATGAACTTTACCAAAAAGACCCTTCTCCTATTATTGAAAATACTCCCACTGACAATAAGACGATCCCTGAAGTAACCCCTCCTGTTGAAAGTAACATGGAATATATAGAAAATAAAATCAATCGTATTGATGAGAAAGTGGACACCACAAACAGTAAAACAACATCTCGTCTAGAGGTTATTGAACAAAAGCTTTATAACATTCAATCCTCTAACAAGAGTGGTGTTCGGGTAATACAAAACAATCTAAACACGCAAACAGTGACAACCCGTAAATAATAAAAGATAACAATAAGAACCGTTCTACGGACATAGGCCCGCCATAGCCTATCTCAAAACTAAGCCCCGGTCCTGTGAAGGATGCCGGGGCATTTTTATGTCCATAATTTAGTCTGTGTGTTTTACCATATATTCAAATGTCCTTGGAGTACTTGTGTTATGATTCCTTAAATCATAAACTCCGTTTACAGATACTTCTTCAGCTTTCATATTTATCCATATTCCACCCCCAATTAAGAAAATTAGGAGAGTGATAAGAATAACCAATCCATCAACCCATTTCATCGCAGTACCTCAGTATTTGCCGGACCATTCTTTTAGTGGCTCAGCGGGCTGGGATTTTTCTTGTTCATTGCATTGTGCTGTCTGCCCACAAGGCGGCTTCTCGCCACGTCGAATCATCGGCCGCCATTGCTGGCAAGTAGGACACCGGTATTCACGTTGATACGGCTCGTGCGTTGGGCGTTCATCAACCGGCATTGCTTCGGGCTCAAGACTTTTTAGGTGCATCGTCTTCACCTGAAAGGAAGGCTTTAAATTCACTCATTATTTCTTTCTCCCATTAAGATAAATATTTTGTGTGAAGATAAAATTCCCATCATCTTCACTCTCCACTTCCCAAGCATCAGATGTTAGCATGTTCATCAATGTTTGAAAAGAATAAATTTCAATTACTTTCATAATTAATTTCTCCTATTTAAAAGATATTGGTGTTTTTAGCATACCAAGTAAGTATTTCTTTTTCCACATCTTTAAAAATAGAATTGAAATCATCCATAGTGATAACCCCCATCTTGATGGCCATGGATGCTTGCCCTTGAGAATGTCCAGCATTCCTAGCCATTGTCTCTTTTGTCACGCTTGAGGAAATGTGACAAAGTCCCAGGCGGATGAGGGACAGGATTTCTAGTGTAGTCATGTTTGTTTATCCTAGATAAAAGAAAAGCCTCTAAAAGCATTTCTGCTCTTGAGGCTAGTATGGTGGAAATTGTGGGTGGTGTCAAGCCTCTTTAAGGCACTTTTTACACATGCAAACGTCATTCATATCCAACCCTTTACTCTGTACGTTGAAGCACCAACAAAAGGTTTTACCTTGAGAAACCTCGCATTTAACCGGCTGTTGACACTGAGGACACGAGTGGGTGACACATGATTGTACACCCACAGATTTCATTAGCTCTTTGTAGTCCATTATTTTCTCTTAAAAGCTTATCTCGCAGACACCCCCTGCGCAGGCTTGGCTACCCATTGTATCAACTTCTGTATAGCTTTGCTGAGACAAATCTTGTGAGAAATCCACATTAATAAAGTTATTATTGATTCCCACCCACTTATGAAGATTATGACAATCTTTAAGCATAAACGTAAGCTTCATAGTATCACCTTCAAAGTTTCGTTCAGCAAACTTCTTGATACGTCGTACCCAATCACGCTTTAAAAGGTCTGATGAATCTTCAGGGTCAAGTTTAAGTCCATATCCCAATGCAGTATCGCAAGCCATCCACAAATTGTTACCAAAAGCTTGTAATGCACCTACAATCAAACCAGATGCAAACATTGAACTATCACCATACATATCAACAATCTGTTGTGCAGTGAATACTTCTGTGAATGGAGCTTGAGCATATGCGCGATCCCCCATAGAGCTGAGAAGGGATATACCAGCAAACCATTTACGGTTGTTGTAGATATACTCCTCAACCTCATCCCAATCATCAACTGTGATGGTATTACTTACGTTATGACGAAGATCAGGGTCAACACAAAGCTCATAGTTTGTACCGTGTTCAATCCAATATTGCTGTGCTGTCTTTACATACTCAAGCTGCTTCACGCCCATCAAATCAGATTTATAGATAGATCCCTCTTTACTTTCAACAGGGAAGCTAACTACAACATCTGTTCCATTACTACTCCAAACACTTGATTCAACCATTTTAGGGTTGGTCTTTGTAATAATGCGTGTAACCTCATCTCCTACGTTCATCTGTACATTACGAAGATACTTAGGGCTATGTTCTCCATGGATACCTGAAGCTGTGCCTAGTACTACAGAAGCATTACCAGAGGGTTTTACTGCTGTTGTCCGTGCAGCTTGATTGATACCCAATAAAATAGCAACAACAGAGTTAATATCTTTTACAACTGTGGCCCCATCAATCATATTCTGTGGGTCAAATAGCACATCGGGGTTGTTCATCCAACCGGTAATACTAACCCCAAGCAATGCCTCTTTCTCTGTAATGCGACGTGTTGCATCTGACAAGTATTTAAAGTTTGAGTAACCTGCCTGAAGGGTCCCAAGAATAGCTCCGGCTTTACAAGCCCTAAAGAAAGATTCTTTATCCACACATTTGCTACCATTAAGTTCTGTCAAATTACAGAATTGAAAACCAGAGTCTCCATTTTCTGCAATTGGAAGCATACCAATTTCTACACCTCACACTGTCAGTAATCAAATATAGTTCTGACTGTGCGCTGGACTATCGCATACACTATTTAGTGCCCCTCTCACTTAGTCTCTCACGCTGGCATTACCCTTGCGCCCTGTCGCCTTATATTTGGCTTCCAAGTCAATCAGAGAAGGTTTTAAATCCGCATGTAATTTTACGGATTGAAGCAGAACTCTTTATTCTCTGTGAAGATGAAACCGGGTTCACCAAAGTCCTTAACAGACTTCATGATGTTAGCCCACTCTTCACGGCTTAGTTCATCACGAACTAGCATAACGCTGTTGTTACTACGACCGCGTTGAGGGTTATCAACAAACCAATCCCCAGTCTTGGCCTTCAACATCAAATCATCATCTTTATCAAACATACAAATTGTAGCTGAGCGACGAACACCGCCGCTTAATACAGCATCAGACATATGCATTACAAAGTCGTAAGCTGTGATGGTAGGTACACTTACAGCCTCTGTCTTACCCTCAACTAGTGCTTCTAGCAAAGCTTCACACTTAACTAATGCACTACGCAAGCCATCTGGTCCGGGTGCCTTAAAACCCCCTGAAATCAAAGCACCTTTAGGGCGAATCTTATTGAAATCAAAGTGAACTTGGCAACCCTTATATTCAGGAAAGCTACCACCATCTACAAAGTAGCTACTGAACAGAACACCAAAAGCATCAGCCCATCCTTCAATTGTATCAGGCACCTGAAATACTTTTACTTTCTTTTCATATCGCTTATGAACTTTGGGTAGCTTTGCAATGTGGTGTGACTGTACTGAGAAGCCTACACCACAACCACACAGCAGAAGATACATACACTCTTGAAAGAAAGTGGCTCGATCACAATGGGATACTGAGCAGTTGTACATACGAGTTTCGTGTTTGAATAATTGTTCACCACCAAATTGCAATGCTCGTTGGGCGCCGAGTACAACTTTATCTTTGTAAGCTTGTTCTGCAAAAGCAATATACTCTTCAAGCTGTGGTGTCATTACAGAAGAATACTTTTGTCGGTGCATATCCATTACACGGGAAACTGATTGTTCCCATGTTTCATAACCGCCCTTGATTTCATCCCAGCGGGAATAACCCATATAAAACTTTGATTGACTCATCATTTCTTTACCAGCGTTACTCATTGTTGCTCCTTAGTTATAATTTATTTAGTAGCGTGTCGTTCTAGTTCAGAACAAATATGTTCAGCATTACTGTAATTCTTCCCCATAACCTTTAATTGGATACGCAAATCAAGATCACAGGATGCAACGATACAATCCCATGATGCAGCACCTGATTGCCTCCAACTAAGGTCCTGCCTCTCCTCCCCTACATAACGCTCACAACTTACGATATTACCTCGTAGATTACGATGTTTGGAGAACTCTAGGCTTACTGGTTCGTTAATATCCATACCATTTTCAAACAGGATCTTTTCAATTGCTTTCTTATCATCACTACCAAAAGCAGTTTTGAAATCATCGATTAGGAGTAGGTCTGAAACTGAAAGTGTGTGGCCGATTGTCATTCTGAAAACTCCAAAAATGCTTCATTTGGTGAACTACCACCCTCGTACAATTCAATCAACTCTACAATATTCTCCTCAATTACAAGCCAAGCATTTTCTTTCTTATCAAGAAATCCACGTTTTTTGATAATATTCGTAAGATCTGCAAGCCAAGCTGAAGCGCTATAATCTTGCCGTTCAATAATCATTTTACTTCTCCACCAAAGCTTTATAAGAAACTGGAAACAACCCTTTAACAATTTCTGCTACTTGCTGCGCTACCAAACGACTCTCATATTGTGTATGAGGATCAAGCCGTAAGACAAGCATATCACAGAAAGCCCCCAGCGTACCAGACCAAATGAATGTAGACATCATTGACTGTGGCAGCACCATCCTGGCCTCTTCAGCACACACCCCTTGCTTTAATAGAGCTTCATAGGTTTGTAGAGCAATAGTGTTAACCTCATCAGGTAGCATCACAGCATTACCATCTAATGTCTCCATCTCAAGCAAAGGACTGATGTCTACTTCTACATCACTACTGCCTTGCTTTACATTCTCAGCAGCTTGTCGCCATGAATCAGGTGTGTAGAATTCAGGTTTGTCTGTCACATAACGCCTACTCACTTCATTGTAAGGCATGAATTTATGCTTCACAAGTTGCCTGCACACAAATATAGGAGCCTTTACACGAACACTAATGAAGCTGTGATTGAATGGTGAAAAATGCTTGTGTTTAGCTAGGTAGTTAATGAGTTTTGTGTCGGATGCTTTAAGTCGTTGGAATAAACCATTTACCAATTTAAACCCATTCTTTTCCGGCCACCCACTCACCAATGCTTGCGGAAGATCCATAAACTCTTTGACGTCAATCGGAAGCTCCCACTCACTTTTCTTATCAAAAGAAACTCTTGCGGCATTGGCTACACTTAAATCAGAGCCACAATGATCAATATACTCTACAGTAATCTGCGTCATTTAGGTACGAACTCCTTTAGTTCTACAGCAACAAACCCTACAGGTTTAGCAATCTTCCCATCTTCACGTCGACAAGTGTAAAAAGATAAGCCATTCAATACTGATGTTTCAATATAGTATTCTTTCTTGTCACGAACTTCAAGCTTTTCTTTAGCTTCACAAGCTTCGTAAAAAGAATTGAAAATCTTGTTTTGATTATTATCAATAATTTGTTGAATACCGCCTTCAACATCAAAACCAGCTTTCTCTAGCATATCCATAAGCTTTGCTAGAATTACAAACGTGTCAACAGCCCCGCCTAGCAACTCTACCATATTACCGTGAGTAATAGACTCAATCGTTTCGCTGCTCTCCTCTACCAACAACTTTGATTGGAGTTCTACAGCACGTTCCCAATCCAAGGTGCCGTAGGTGAAATCCTTAACCCCGGCTTTCTTGTTCCAATCAATAATTTGGTTGTAGTAGTCTTGCAAGTTTTTCACGTTCTTTCCTTAAGGATAAATAAATGTTACAGGGATACCAATCTGTTCAGCATACTTAATTTCAGCCGCTACGCCTACTGACTTGTCCCAGGATTCTAACATAAGTATAAACAGTTCACTAGAGGCATCTAGAAATTTATAATCAATATTGCTCCAGAAATCCCAAGTGGTTGGCATATCGTGAAACAAGGAAAGCTGATGCGATGAAACTATCGGCGAGAACACAGCCAATCCTTCTTTTGTAAGCTCAGCTGCCTTAGCTAGAGCTTGAAGGTAGCGTGTGTGCATCAGTTCTTTGTCTGCTTTGTAGCTGTAGGGACTGGCTAGGTATATCACTTGTCTTTGTACTCCATTTCCAAAATCAATTCAAGGTAATGAATAGCTTTTTCAATGTCTGCCTTTCCATTTTTCTTACTGTGACGGGTGGTGTATTTAATAACATTCCCTTCTAAGTAGGATAAGCCATTAGCTTGAATATACTCAATGGGTTGAATCTTGCAATCTTTGTAATGGTTGCCACTAATTTGTTTGTCTAGGGCACTTGCTGATTTAATAGCACCTGTAGGCTCTTGTTTTCCCTCTAAAACAACCCAAGCTTTGTTTTTAATAAACTCCTCTCCCTTTTCCTTAGTATACACGCACTCATTCAGGCCGTCTTCATCATACCACCGAAGACTATAAGTCAGTCCATTAAACACAACATCATAGATGTATTCTAAGTTCTTTTCTTTCCCTACTGAAACTTTAAACTTATTCATCATTCCTCTCCTAAATTAATTTCGTAGAACAATAATAGCATCCTTGCTATGTGGTGTAAAGGGCTTATTTTCCGTGTCGTTCTGTGAACCCACCTTGCTCAGATTGCCATTTTAATCTAGCTTTTTCAGCGTCTTCAAGACTTAAGTGAGAACCAAGGTTAATCTTTTTATGCACTCCATCTTCCGTATAGTGACCCTCGGCAATCCATTTACTGTTTGCTTTATTCCAATAAACACCGTTGACACCGGATTTATTATTGGAAGACAAACCACAATTACGACCATTACTTATAGGGGTTGCTTCTCTGAGATTCTCCCATTTATTGTTTAACCCATTTCCATCTTCGTGATCAATAAGCTTTTCTGGCCAAACCCCTTCTACATAAAACCACGCTAGACGATGCCCCAAAAACAGAGTGCCTTTAATTCTAATCTGAAGATAGTATAAATCTTTCTCTCCATATTTTGAAGCATACCCAGCAACCTTACCAGAAAATTTACCTTGGTATGCACAGAGTGCATGGGCATTTTTAAAGTGGCTTAGAGGTCTGTTACTTTTCCATGTGAAAACTCCGGTGTCTTTATTGTAGTCTAAAGCTTCATGAAGAATCACTTGTGTTAGTTCAAACACCTTCCCACCGCCCATTCTTCAAAAGAACCATTGGTTCTAAGATAGGTAGTGAATTAATAATCAAACCCGTACCGATAATTGGACGTTTAATATTTACATTATTATAGTTAAATGCCAGTTTGTTATCATCAATCAAACAGCCGCACTGCATTCCCCAGTACAAACCCGTACTATTGCCCCAGTAATCAATTTTAAAAGATTCATGGTAGTGGCCCTGAGCCGCCGCTGAGCCCATTTGCTGACTAAGCTGAATAATATTACTTGTCTTACCGTGATGCATATAACACTTCTGACCATTAGGCAGGTCTACTGTTAAGTCAAAGCTCCATTTCCAACCATCGTCAACACCAAGAACCTCATTGTAAGATTTTATGTAGTGCTTAGGGATACCAAATACTTTAGCCTTCCGCCAAATTAGACTTCCATGATTACTTTCAAGAATATCCATCTTGGGAAATATTTTAAATAGTTCGGCAATTACAGGCAAAGCTTGGCGAATTTCATCGCCAGCACTTGGCAGATCCGGGTCATGGTCATGAAAACTAAGCGCTGCTCCGTCAACTTCATCACCTAAACAAATAACTCGTGTAGGTTTGTATTTCTCTTTAAGATGCAGTAAGAAAGCAATTGCATCTTGATGGTGAAATGGTATATGAAGATCGCTAATCAAAAGAATCCTACTATTATCATGCTCTGGTCCATCTTTCTTACGAACAGAGTACGTTTCAGATGATTTACGATTATCTAGAACCACTTGACTGAATTCTTTACGTAAATAATCACTTACAGTAGACCTAGCAACCCCAAGTAACTCTGAAATCTTACGCCAGCTTTTACCCGTTTTAGCAAGTTCAATTGCCTTGTCTTTCCAATCCAAATCACTCAATTCCCATCTCCTCATTCTTCTCAATAGCCCTAGCCAACTTATCACTCAAATCAGCATACCATTTAATATCAAAGTCCCTTTGTTTCTTAACATCCATATAGAGCTTAAAAATATTCTTGTTCATCCCTACAACAGTTTCAAACAACTCCCATTTCTCCATGACAGACATTGTTCCAAATTCAGATAAAGCAATATCAAGCTTTTCATGGAAACGTACAACTGTTTGTTCCATAGTCTCACCTTCTGGAATAGCTGAAAGCTTCTTAGGAAATAGCTCCACTACTGACATATCAAAGACCTATTTGATTTAGGAATGTGTAGAAGAATGTTGCGTATTGAATTAGTTGTGTTGCCTGTACGGATTGCCAGTAATCAATTTTCATTGTTTAAAAACTCTCTAATTTGTTCTTTACGTTTAACTGCATTTGAGGCTGGAATAATTCCTCTGTCTTTAAGAAACTGTATATCTTTCTTTGACTTACAAATTTCAATAAGCATTTTCTCCTTAATCGCCTGTTCATATGTAACTCCTTGTTTGTCCGCATACGCTAAAGCTGAGTTGCACCCTTTGCAGATCAATCTAAGGTCTTCCTCAGCCACATAAAGCAACCTTTCAACAAACCCTTGAATATCTTCTGTCTTCCTTAAACTCCCTGCTGGAATTATATGGTCCACTTGACCACTAGCAATAACATGGTCAGTGTTACACATTTCACAAGTAAAACCAAACACTGTTTCTTTTTTCCCTTTAGGATTCGGGTTTGGTATTTGTTTACGTTTCTTTTTAATTAAATTATGCTTTACCGGGGATGACGACCAAGCCTTTCTCAGACACCCCCTCAGGTATGTAAACCAAGAAACTGAATTCTTCCAGATCTCAGGGTGGGATAGCCAAGGCTCCTTACTACTAATAACTCACCCCCATTTCATCCATCATATCATAAGCGTTTAGATGTTCATCACGTTTAGTTAACATCCTAGCCATCATGAACATCTCATTCAGTACGTAATCCCATGTTACGCTGATAGGATCATTTCTCCACCCTAAAACAGTCTTTTCCTCGGGATAAAGTAGGGTGAAAACCTCTTTCATCTTGTCCCACGCCTCCTTGTCAGACCCACACTCTACAAGGGATTTATAGGCTGACTTTCCCGCCCAACGAAGGTCAGAGAAACAGTTGGCAGCATAGTTGTCACTGGTGTCATTGCTACACATCTGCCAATACAGATGCATTCTGCCAACACCACGAACATCTCCCTTATCATCTAGCCATAGCTTACCAAAACAATCAGCATCAATAATGCCTTCATCTGGCCTATTCACATTAAAGAATTTATTAGGGCTGGAGTAGTAATCTTTATCTAACCCTTGGATAACATTGTTAGGGTTTTCATAGCACTCAATTACACAAGCATCATCGGCTTCAATTGATGTAACAACCTCAGCTTTGAATTTACGTTCAAGGTATTCTGTCACAGCATCCATATGAAGAGGGCGAAGCATATCTTTTCGATTTGCCTTGTACTTTTGAAGTGTAGACAGTTCAACACGAAAGCTTTCACCTTTCCCTAAGAAAGCTTTGTATTTATTTGTCCCAAGTTTCTTAAGATCATTCTCTACTTGTGTCTTTGCAATCTGTAATACGTGATCAATAGGCTCGGGAGTTTGTACATCGATTATACTAAATTCATCAAGAAGAAAAGGACTTTCTCGTTTAGCGTTCAGTTCTCCAAGCCATCCACCTGATTTAAGTTTGTCTCGGCCATAAAAGTCTGTACGTGTAGGAAACTCTTTTTCCCTTCCCGATGCTTTATGTACAACAGTGATAGAACGTGTTTCTCCAACAGATGCAGCACTGTACTTAACGTAGTCTAGGTCTATGACCGCAGTAAGCTTACTCATCCATATCCAACTCCTATTCAAAAAGGAGGGCCTTACGGCCCCATTAATCAATCTCCAACCCTGTATCTTCTAAAAACTTCAACCAAATAGCTTCATATCTAGCTGCCAACATATTCTCATCTGTAATGATTGCTTCCCAGCAGCAGAAGAAGAAAACTGTAAGAAATATTATTGTCATTTTGGAAACTTCACATCAGGGCTAATAATAAGTCGTACACCTACAGCACTAGCTTCATACTGTTCTTTTGTATACCACTTACCATCTTCATTAAGAAAGCAAGTGAACCATGTATAATTCCAGCCGTCTAGGTGCAGTCCTAGCGTGTAATTACGGCATTGATACATACCTAGGGGATAGGACACACACCAAGCCAAAGCACCTGCAAGGATTGGAATGGATAGGCCTTTTGCTAAAGACCAAGCAACACGCCCAACGGCCTTATGCCATTTCTTTTTCTTTGGTTCCTGTGCATCAGGATTATCAGTCACGTTCACCTCTTAATTATTCTTTAATGTACTTCTGAAAATATTGTAGGATACCTGCTGGAATTTTACCACTATTTAAAGTGGTTACTTCTGTCTGTACAAGCTTTCCCACTTTCTCAGTGATATACACGACGTCAAACTCTACATCTAGTTCAAAGTTAATAGAGCATTCCCCAACTTTTTCTTTAATACTCACCATTAAACTGGACATTAATAGTTAACCTTCATATGAAGTTAAAGTTTTATACTTCTCAAACACTTCAAGAGCTTCTTGCTCCACTTCCTCAAACTTAGCAGCCACATAAAGAGAGGCTGCTTTATCAACAAGTTTAATCACATCTTTGTGTAGGCCTTTACTGTTTACGTCAACATCGTAAGTGAAGTCTGCTTTGATGGCTTTGATGTCATCTTTAGTGATTTGAAGGTCAGTCTTTAGTTTAGTCAGACGTTGGAATAGAGCTTCTTCGGTGTAGATCGTTTGTTCAGTCATTTTGTTCTCCTTAAATTTTAACTACGGAACTTACTATTTTAATATTATCACGATAAGCATAAGCCGTTGAGATGTCTACATTTAAAACAACGTTTATGTATAGCATCTGTGAAGGCTTGAAATCAGGATATGTCCTAAGCAGATCATAATAATAGTTTGGTGTAACCTCTGCAATAAAGCCGTCTGAGATACTCGCATACTTCATGTGATCTTGTACTTTTAAAATAATAGAGTTTTGTAACTCAGAGAATAACACTTACTTACTCTCCACAAATTTAATAGCAAAATTAGAATTCTTGTACGTCTTCACTTCATCCATATGATTTTTACTAAGCTTAATAAACTTCACTTGACTACAATCTACTTCATCAGGATCGCAAAACTCTTCAAGTTTCATGGATACACTACTAAGATCTTCGCTTGTATGTAGCTGTACATAGCCTAGAAGGGCTTGTATTGCCACCACTTCAGTGTATGTAAGGGAAAGGTTTAACATGTTGTAGTTCATTGGTTTGTCCTTGAATGAATAGCGCATCCTTGCGCTTATGGAGTGTATCAGAAGGGGAGCAAACTCTCTTCGTCTTCGTCTAGCTCAAGCGGATCTGGTTTAGCTTTAGGTGTTTCAACTTCAGTAGCTTTAGGCTCAACCTTCTTAACTTTGTAGCTGCCCAGTACATCATCCACAACTTCATCAGATGAGCCCTTACCCTCATAAGGAACGTGCTCCAGCACTTGAACAGTATCAAGTGTAACAGTTAGTTGGCCTTCTACGTTCTTATATCCAAACAATTTAAGAGTGCAGATACTGCCATTACCAATGTTGTCTGTAAACGCATTACCTTCTTTATCAATGACATTCACTGTCATCTTATTGCCTTTCTTTGAAAACTCAGGCTTGGCTACAGTAAAACCATGCATACCTTTAACAACATCGTAATTGGTCTTGCCCTCTTCTACTTGTGAAGATAGGGGAAACTTGATGCGCCTGGGTGCTTTGCTAGTTTTAGTTACGCCTACTTCAGCAAACGTTTTGTTCAGCATCACTTCGTCTAGAAGTTTGTCTTTAGTAGCTTCATCAACAAAAGGCTGAATACTGAATTCACGGTCCTGTGATTGATACTTGGTCTTTACTTCATGCACGACAGGATAGAACACCGGTGTGTTCAAGATGTACACGTTGAAGGTTTCCAACGTACCAGACTTAGGGAGTTGCTTTACGATAACACTAGTCATATTATTTCTCTATTTGTGTGTATTATTTAGTCACTTATTTTTGAGCATTTACAGCTATTTGTCTTACAATAAATTCTTTCAATGTTTCGTAGTTTTCTTATTCACTTCAATGTCAACTACATTTGCTTGTTTCATTTCATGATCTTCCTCATCAAAATCCTCTGTATCCAATGCAAACAATCCTACGCCTTTGAAACTATCAATCAAGCTTTGTTGCTTATGATTTTCAAATTTAATTAAATCCTCAACACTATCAAATTGATATTCAACGATTGAGCAACCATTAGCATTTGTGTGGGAATCTTTGTAGACTACTTTACCCATGATATTTCACCGAATAATTTTAGAGATAACATGCTGGAAACGAGATTGAATAATATCCACTTGAAACCCCTCAGCTTTCCAATCACGTTTCTCATCTCTTGCGTCTTCACGAGAAGAATGTACATTCAACACTTTACCATTTTCACGGTCGATCAGGGTGTATTCGAGTTTTACGTTATTGCTCATTTTATTCTCCAAGTTTAAATACGTTTTTCAACAGTAGAAATTATATCTTTAATACCCCAATATAAATCGGCATGCTCATCCTCATCACCGCTTGTATCGAAATACTCAAAGTAATCCAAGCTGTCTTCAAGAACTGCTTTGATAGCTTGCAGTGCTTCTAATTTGCTCATTTAATTTCTTCTCCTTTTTCGCTGAGAAATTCAACGTAGATCTATTATACATGGTTGTGTGGGTGGGTCAAGGGATTATTTTGAATTTCTTTCCTAGCAAAATCAAACAATTCAAAATTGCTACGACCGTTAAATACACTAGAAATTGTTGTACGGGGAAAGCCTAACATAATTGCAATCTCGTTTATACCTTTCCCTTGGCTAGAAAGTAAAGCAATTTCACAGATCTGTGCCTTGTTCAGTTTTTTTGTATTAGGACGTTTCTTTGCATTGATTTTACCATCACGAATACCATCCGCAGTATTCTGTTTAGGTGTTGTCCAGTACAAATTATCTTGTCGATTATTCTCTCTGTTGTGGTCCCTGTGTCCGACTTGAGGAAGTTTACTCGGGTTCTCAATGAAAATCAATCCGACAAGTCGATGAACATAAAATACTTTTCTTGGTTGTGAGTAATTATCTGTTTTCAATGAGACGGTTTTGTATCCCGCTCCATTATCACCCCAATTTGAGTATTTATTTAGCTTCAAATCATACACACGTCCGTGATTACTTACAGCATAATGTGCATGTACATCTTTAATCAATACTGGTTTCCACACTTCTTTCACAATTTTTACCTTGCTTATCAGTTACATCCTCGGACACTGCTTCAATAAGTTTAGCTGCCTGATCAATGTAATATTTATAGTCAACTCCCCAAGAGAAGTCATGAATGTTGTTACACGTCTTAACATTCCAATCCGTATCAATACCCAACCTACGCACTTCTCCTCCTTCTACCAAAGGAGGCATAAGCTTAATCAACTTACCACCACCTTCTTTTGCTGGATAATAACGGCAGATATTCTGTTGTTGAATATCCTCACCATCAACTACCAGCGCAAGACTACTACTCCTTGGTACTTTCGTCCTCAGCATAAAGTCAAACTTGTTCTCATGCAAACGAATAAACTCTTCGTGATCTACACCATCAATCAGTTGAGCTTTCACAGCCATAGGAACTACCATTGCTGAATGGTTCTTGTGCCAACCAAGCTTATCAAAGTCCATATATTCATAAGCTCCTTTAAGCTTGATTTTTCCGGACTCTGTAATGCTGGTGTAATTATTCACGTCACGAATAAACATTTGACTATATGAATCGCCTTCCATCTGGAGTTTGGTCAGATCTTCCCACCACGTCACCCACTTATCAGCCTCATCAAATTTATCAACGTCAATGATGTACTCAAAGCCGTCAGTGTTACACATGATAATTCGCGCATCACAATTATCAATTAGCTTTTCCATAAGCATACACAGGGAAAGCTGACCGCCGATTGTAATCGCCATTGTATACGCTGGATCAAGCAAGGGACTGAACTCATTGTTGCTATCCCCGTATACACCATTTAAAGCAAGCTTTAATGCTGCGTTAGCTGCTGACCCTTTGGGTGTTGCCTTACGTTGTTCATATAGGTCAGAGTACACCTTGCAGAACGTTTTACCCAAGTGTTTAGGGTAAATTTGGTTAGCGATTGCCATGTTAGGGTAGTAGCTGGCAACGTCAAGTGTGCGTATCTTTCGACTCTCAGTGCTACGAATAGTTCCTTGTGTAGCTCCATGAATACCACCCACGCCGTAGTCATAGCGAAAACCATTGATTATTACGTTCAATGTTTCAGCTACATTCCAGCACCAATAATAACTCTTAGCACCCTTAGGACTCTTTAGCTCCTTTTCCTCAAGCCAACCCAAAGGTTGTTCTTTCTTACAGGCTGTAATCACATCCTCTGAGGGAATATAACGCTTATTCTTTTTGCCAGCAGGATCGGACAATTTCTTTTTCTTTACAACCATCTCAGCATATTTAGCAACATCACCCAACTGATGTTCCATCAAATCACTGAATACCCCCTTAGTTTCGGTGATGATTTGAGTCTGAAACCATTTATGTACGGCTTGAAACTCGGGGCGATCAAACTTGATATAAGGAAATAAACAATCCTTAATTACAATCTTATCTCGCTTGGTCTGCCTTACCTCACGACCATATTCTGTTTTCACGTAGCAACTACCTGGAGCTTCTTTCTCAAGAGTGCGAATAAACAACTCTTTACCAATCTTTGTATCATTAAAGTTGGTACAGTCAAAGCCAAACTGATCAGTCAGATCAGCACGAAGTTTTAGGTTCTCATAAGAATACCAATAGAACTTGAGTGTTTCCATGACATCGTGTTTGTTGTATTTGATTAGGTTATCTTTTTCTGCATCTGACAAGGTAGCGCCCACTGGATAAGGCAGGTCTTCAATATTAGTCGAACGCATATTGTATTCAAGCATTTTCAAAGATGTTGAGCGAGCGTTGTTATCAAAGTGGTGAATTTTAAACAAGTCCACCTGTGGGATAATCACATCCTTTTCTTTGACAGCAGAGCCAAACTTATTCTCCTTGTTTGAGTTAATAGTTTTCTGTGCTAGATCAAACAACTCCTTAGCCGTTACTTTCAGTTTCTTGTCAGTACCATGAATCTTACGAGCTTTCTGCAAGATGTGGTGAAGAATAGGGTAATCAAATCCAACAGAGTTGAAACCTACTAGGCGGTATCCTCCGCCTTTAACTTTGCGTAGGAATTCAAGCATCTCATCAACTTCATTCTTACGGTCACTAATTTCAAATGCTCGCATACCTTGACCATTAGCGTAGACAGCCGCGAAAGTAAAGCAATTTGGGTAGGTTTCCAAATCCCAAATGAAATCGGTCTTAAAGAATTTCTTTTCCAAGCTAAATCTCCTAGATTGAACGGAGGATTCTAGCCCTCCTTTTACTAAAAGTCAACCATATATGCAGGAACTTCTAAGCTTTCTGCTGATGGTGGTTCATCTAGTAGCATATCTTCCACATAAGGATCAGATGTTGCAAACATATGTGTTGTAGCACCATCGTATCGCAACCATCCGGCGTCTCCTGTGTTACCTGTACGACGACACTTAACCAATTGCAACTTAGTGGCTGACTTTTTGATTGGATCAGGGTTCATCTTGTCGCGGCTGATCAAAATTGTATTGAAAGCAATTTGGTTCAGGCTGGACGAACCCATTAATTGGTATTCGGTAACAGCGTGCGGATTTTCTTCAGAAGGCTTGCGCATGTGTGAGATCGCCACCACACAAGTGTCTGTTTCCTTTGCAAACTTCAAGAGTGTATCCATGAACTCAATAATTGCACCATTGTCGCTACTGTTCACACCAGCCTGCACTGGATCGATGACAATTACATCACAGTTTTCAGCCTTAGCCAGATAATTAAGCTTATCAAAAATCTCTGTTGTTGAGATACTGCCTTGGTGATCAACATAAACGAATTGATCTTTCTTTGCAAGGTTCTCAAAGAAACGACTCTTGAGAGCTTCAATATCTACGTTTTCACGATTTACTGTGCGGAGGTTCATCCCAGCATCAAGAGACAACAAGTCGCGTACAACTTCTCGCTTAGTGCCTTCAAGATACATTGCACCTACTTTGAAATGCGTGTTCTCAATTAGAGAGTAGACTACATTGTTGACAATTGAGGATTTCCCAATACTTGTTAATGCACCTATGATTGTAATTTCACCTTTTTCCATACCGCCGTTCATCATCTCGTTAAGATGTGACCATGAGGCAGGGAATGGAATCTTTACATTATTATCTTCACTTTCAAAGTCGTCCCACATCTGACTAAGGTGCAATACATCCACTCGACTAAACGGAGTGGCTTTCCAAAACAACTGTTTCAGTTCAGCAGAGCGGCCAGCTTTAACCATGTCTGAGGCATCTTTTACCCCTTGTGGGAACTTCGCAATAAATGCTTTACCCGGAGTTAATAGACGTGCAGCTTCCTCAACATACTTTTGTGCTGATTCATCTTGATCAAATGCCAAGATAACTTTAGAGAAGCTATTGATATATTCAAAATTAGCTTTGAATTGTTTGATGATACTGCCGTCACCGCACGTTACACTCACAGCAGGTGTCCAATATTCTGTACCGTCTTTCTTTGAATATAATGCTTGAGCGAACGCAAGCGCGTCCTCCTCTCCTGTACAGATTACTAAATATTTTTGACCAGCTTCAAAGACAGATTGCCCGAACATCTCATTGGTTGCTTTAGTGCTACCAATACCAACAAAGTCTTTAATTGGTGAAGTTCGTTTTTTGAATCCAACAAGCTTGCCGTCAGATGTAGAAGGATAGTAGCGAGCAACTACATCAAAACTATTTTCAATCTCTGTGTGAACTCCGTATTTCGTTGATACCGGTTGACCAATACCGCGTTCTTTCCAGCCGCGAAATGGAATCACTTGAATATTTGTAAAGTCTACGACTTCTGACACTTTGTTTTTCCCCTCTTTGATCTTTACGCCCAATTCTTCAAGCTGGGAGTGATTGAAATAATTTGTACATACGAAACAATAAGCGTCATGAATCTGCTTACCATCGATTTCTTTTATATATACTGCCATCCCGTCTGAAGACGTGCAGTCGTCTCCAATACAGGCAGCGTGATACAAAAGTTCTCCATCTGGTTTTTTACTCATCACCCCTCCAATTTCTCTTCCACCAATTCTACCTCTTCACCCAAATACCACTTACACCCATCTCTCCCTTTCCCATCCCCAAACACCACTTCCTCACAAAGCCATGGTTGATGCTTGACTAACGCCAAGGACGTATAGCGTACACACAAATCCTTCTGATTGCAATCTTTACCTGTGCATTTACTATAGACTGGATTATTCATAATCTGAATAGAATGTTTCTGCATCATGAATGGCACCGCTGTCATCTTTAAATTCTGCAATATCGCTAATATGCATTGCTTGCAAAAGCCCGCAGACGTCAATTCTTACAATACCAGATTCAACACAAAGGTCTTGTACAGGCCACATAAATTCTTTGTCACCCCACTGACGAATCCACAGGGGTTGTGGGAGTGAATTAATGAAGTCCATTCTAAGTAGATCACTCATTTTACCACCTTATCAATAATATTCAAATCCAAAAATACTGGCAATACCAACAGCCAGCCCGACCAAGATGCTCCACAATAATAATTTAGAGCTATATAGCATAACACTGTGATCATTTTATTTATTCTCCAACACTTTCTCTGCCAATTCCCAAAGATCCACATCATCCCCCAGTGCCTTTGTACCAGCTTCATTAGTAGTCCAGTTTACGAACTTATTTAGGACAGCTTCAAGTTCCTCAACTCTGTGCAACATAGCCGCTGTAAGGTTATCCCCAATCATATTCTGCCATAATTCGCCATGACGATAAGCTACTAGCAAGCTTCCATCGTCAGCAGCATGTACTTCATATTTACCGCTGTCAAATTTGTACTTGTTAATTTTCATCTCTTCTCTCCCAGCCTCATAGCCCCATTGGCTATTCGGCCTCAATTAATTTAAATGTAAAAAATTTAAATGTAAAATTCTCTACGTGTTTGCTTGTGTGAAAGCGTAGGATAGAGGGTTGTGTATGGGTTGTCAAGCACGTTCTTTCAACACATCTACATTCCAAACAGAATCAGTCAGCAACTTTTCAATAACTGGAATAGTCCAGCAGTTACCGAGCACAACATACCTTTGATTTTCAGTCAATACTTTTGTATAAAAATCTGGTAGTCCTTGAGCGCGCTCACACTCCTGCGGAGTGAATTTCCTACGGGTGCCATCTTGTTTTTCTATAAGAAAATTATGCTGCCAGCTTGATGTAGTGATGCAAGGCATCTTATCAACTAACCGAGTTCCACCTTTGTTATATCCTCTAGGCCATGTCCAAACACCATTATAGTCTTGATCCTCAAGTATATCTGTAATATGGAGACCATCGCCACTATCCACTTTAAAATTCATCCTAAGTTTCTCTAACTCATCGATGAGATTAGTCCAGTAGAATCGAGGACGGTTCTGAGCGCTAAAGTGACAAGAATTAATCTTTAACGACCAACAAGTAAGATCGTTCTCAATATAATGAATGTGCTCTTTCTTCATGTTTACGTTCTCAAGAAGAAAATCAACGTGAAGTTTGATAACACTTGTGCTGCCTTGGCATTCATTAAGAATACGCTTAAATTCAAAATACAACTTAGACCGAGGGTCATCAAAGTTTAGTTGCTTGCCAGCCATAGAGAATCCTTGACATGGACTACCAGCTAATACTAGATCAACTTGTCCAATATCCCACTCACCGTTCTCAGAATAAAGTGTACCATTTTTAAAACCCATAGTGGTTACATCACCCAAGCGGATAATTTCTGGATGATTATCGTGGCTAACTTTAATTGCATTCTTATCAATCTCTGATGCAAAGTATTGTGCAACAGTAAAACCTTGATTCTTTAGTGCTTGTAATCCACAGCTAATCCCATCAAACAAGGACAGCACTACAAGTGGTTTATCTTTACGCAACATAGATGTCATGTCCTGTACGGTTGAGACGTTTAATACCATTACGAACACCTTCCTGAAACAATACAAGGTAGGTGTAGCCTGAGTAATCTTCAATGAAAGCTTCAAAACCTTTATTGACATTATATTCAGCCATTACTTTCTGCTCAACAGTCAATCGAGCGTCTTCGGTGTCAACCAGCTTTTCCAGAACGTTTAAATTAACCATCTCAATCCTTCCTCTCTCTAAACCCACGCTTATGTTTCGTTGGAGCCAAGTATCCACCACTATCCGCCATGAGTCAAGCCCTATCTTTGCTGTTTCCATTGCCTTTTAATCTGCTTTTGCTTCATATCATGCCAAGGCTTCCAGCCTTTAGGCTTCTCAATTTCTGTTCGCTCTGTGATAGGAGAAACTTCATCATAGTAGAAATAAGCCTCATGAATTCTGTTACTTTCAAATGATTTCCAACTATCATTCTTGCGCTGCGGTTTTTGTATATCAAACTTATTGTACAAAGTGCTCCAGCAATATTCAACGAAATCTTTGTTTGTACATTTCTCTGTGTATGTGGAAAATGTCTCTGTAACCAAGGCTTTCCCTGCACTGCACAAGGTAAAACCAAGACGGCGGAAGTATTTCAATCCCCACACCCAAGCATTCAATTCATTCTCCAATGTGTTATCACAAACTGAGCTATATAGGGAGAATCCATATTCCATTCCGCGCTGATATTGTTTGCTCTTGACGTGGCCAAGCTCATGGGAGTATGTCAAGAATTCTACGGGGTTTTGAGGTACTACAGAGGCGATAATGCTTCCCCCGTCTGTTGATGCAGCCAAGAGTGTATCAAGCGGTTTGAACCCCAAATTGTCCACAACAAAGCGCTTTTCAAGGTATTGTGAGAACGTCTTTCCCCTTATCATAAAATCTGTACGTGATGGACGTTTGCATTTAGGCTTTTGCATCAATTCTCTGCTTTTATTAGCTTGTTGAGGTAAACCAAATTCCTCCATACGAACGGTGACAGGATTGGCAGTAGCCCATGCCTCTTGAATAGATTTGGTGGATATAGGTTTTGTATAGGTCCAATCAATCGGCGTGGTATCCGAAAAGATAGCTGGGAGTTGAAAGTCAGTTCTCATTTTGTACACCCTTTGTCTGTTGGTTTTTCTTAGCTTACCAGAATTGTAGGGTGAGTCAAGGGGTGTGCTGAAAATATTTTCCGAGGGTTGTCTGGAGACGTGTTGGCACAAGGGTTTGAAAATAATTGTTGACAGAGATTGTGGGGTGGCCTATGATTGGCTGACATTAATAGGAGATACGAAATGTATACAATTTATTATGCCAGCAAGGATTCAGGTAAAAAGATGTATTTGGTTGACTTGCCTAATGATGAAAATTGGCTCAGTGGTATCGGCTTTCAAAGTGATAAAAAAGCTGCGGGGACATGCCTTGCACGGCAAGATGCTGAAAAATTGATTATTTGGTTGGAGGATGAAATTTCAGGCAGGGCTTATGAGATTGAAGGGGAAGACGAATGAACCACATAGATATTATTGCAATGAATACCAAAGATCCAAAATATAAGATGCCTGCACTGACAACACTTCTTTATAAGGTGTGTGACAATAACGAAGAAAAGTTTGAAGAGGCGTGTAGATTAGTGAACCTCTTTATTGAGCACGCTCTAAAAGGAAATTTTAATGACTGAGTATCAGAAGACAGATCTTCTTATCTGTTGGAAGGGACTGTAGAGATGAAAATAGGTGATGCAGTGGTGGGAGCCAAGGTAACAGATTCATGGTGGCCTGAGAAAGTTGGTAGAGTCGTCAAACAAAGTCAAATGTTTATTCATGTTCAATGGTTTTATCCAGAAAGAAGTAAATGGAAATATGATGAAGAACATGCAGATTTATTTCTCAGGGAGGCTAAAAATGATTGACTATAAAGAGCTTTACGAAGTGACCTTAAGAGAAAACCTTGCACTAAAGAAACTCCTTGATCGTGCTCATGAACGTGTGGATGAGTTGAAGAATCAATTGGTCTTGATTACGCCTGTCTACCAACAACCTAATGCTTATGATTCATGGCACAAGAAAGCTTTGGAAGATGTACAATACATGATTGATAATAACCCACCTATTCGTTTAGGAGATTGAGAAATGAATAATGTAAAATACACCATACAAACAGAATTTAAAACACCTTGGTTTGGTAAACCCTACATTCAATATCAGCTTGTTAAACACTGGTCACAGTTTGTAATGGACTGGCCTGATAACTACGGTGATGATAGGAATTATCAAAAGGTAATCTTTAAATCTGAAAACAAAGCTTTGGTGAATAAATTTATGGACAAGCTTAACAAATGATTAACTCTTACAGCTTCACACTAGACACCACCTATCATCAACTAGACGACACAAGATTCTTTGAGATTCAAGCTGACAAAGAATCTGTTGAACGTTTTATTAAAGACTTAGAATTGTTTGAGAAGAAGCGTGGTGAGGAGGAATAGATGAATTTAATTGGTAGTCAATCAGCTACAGGCTATATGCTACGTGGGCTGTAGCCTTATTTTTTTTATAAAATTTCCCATACCCAATAAGAGAGGATAGGAGGACTAAAGATGGAAGAAGAAGTATGGAGTGTACTAGAACAAGATGAAGATAATATCAGATACCAGCCCTTGCTCTTGTATAACAATAATCATATCTCTAATGCCAAGGTATTGATGTATGATATTAAAGTATCTCAAGAGGTTATGAATTGTACTCGTATGTGGACTTATGAAGATAAGACTACACTTAATGTTATTGTTGCTAATCTTATTTGTTGCTTAAAGAAAGAAAGTAAACTTGTATACCCAAGAAAGAATAAGAATTTGGAGAGCAAGAAAGGGCTTACCTCCCATCATATCAAGAAAGCTGTTGACTGGCTTGAGGATAACGGGTATATTATCAACTCTGTTGGTCAGGCCAGTGAAAACATAGAAAGACGTGTGAGCAGCTACATGACAGCAACAGACAAATTCAAAGCATTGTGGAATGAAGAGGTTAAGATGGAATCTCAAATGCAATACGTAGACCAGTTGGGCACGCTTGAGCTAAGAGATGGGGAGAAAGTTGTAACTGTATTTCGAAGTAATTCCGGCCTTCGTCGTATGTCTAAGGTTGTGCGTGACCTTAATGTGCTGAATGAAAGTCATATTATTCGTGACCGTAATGGTGACATTATGACTAACATCTACTGCCGTATCTTCAATGAAACATTTGATCATGGTGGGCGTTTCTATCGTGCTGATGTTCTTGGTTTGCAACATAAAGTTGGAGATAAATACGGTCGCTGGCATATCACTATTGATGACAGTAACGTATGTGAAATCGATTATGGCAATTTACATTTTCTTATTGCGAGTGAACTGAACGACATTGATCGCGACAACCTTCCAACTGATGTTTATTCTGGCATGATTCCAGATGAAAATAATGGTGTTGATCGTGCTGTAGTGAAGCTTGCTGTGAATGTCATGCTAAACTCTAAAGACTATAAAGGCGCTCGTGGGGCTGTACAACGTCACATTAATAAACTAAGTAACGAAGATAAAGAACAGTACACGCTCGGTAATGGCTCTGATGTTCTTGATTTGATCTTTAACGCTTACCCTCAGTTCTCAGATATTCTTTGTAAATCTGAGAGTTATGGTTTGGTATTGCAGAATCATGACAGTAATCTGGCATCTGATGTGGTAGAGGTGTTTATTAAGAAAGGTTATCCAATTCTCATTGTGCATGATTCGTTCATTACAAAAGTTGAGCACATGAATCTTTTGTGCGACACTATGGGGGATTGCTATAGAAAACGGTTTAACTCTACATTGCCTGTTCCAGTAGGTGCAGCTTGGAAAGAAGTAGATGGTACTATTATTCAGCGGAAGATGAGCGTTTAATAAAGATATAGATAATATATCACTAACCACACCCCAATAGAAACATTCAATTATACAACCCCTTACGCTTAAGCAATAATACAGATACAGAAAGCAAACAGCTTAGGAGAATTGAGATGAACAGATTTCTAGTAACATATGCTGATGGGTCCACACAAACTGTAGAATATCCAATGATGTGTACAATGGAAGAAGTTATGGAATTTGAAGGAGCTATTGACATTCTGTTTATTGCTGAAGGAGTTGAGCTATGACTAACTCAGTGGATGGTGGTGCAGCTTTTCCTAGTCCCGGTGTAGTTCTTCGCGACAGACATGGGGATATGTCACAGCAAGGTGCTTATGAAGGCATGACTCTTCGTGACTATTTTGCAGCAGCACATATGCAAGGGAGGGCATCTATTATGGGATTTGTTGATATGGATCTTGATGCAGAGCAAGCTTATAAACAAGCTGATGCAATGCTAAAGGCACGGATGAAATGAAACAAGGTGATCAAATACGTATCCTATCTAGCCCTTATTTCTCTATTCGTGCAGGAGATATTCTGACAGTAGATTATTTTAATCTAGGGGCGATGTTTCCTGTCTATGTCAATATAGAGAATGGGGGTGTCTTTGTGTTTGAGCTTAAGGAAGTGGAGGCTGTATGAAAGCAAAACCTAAAACAACAGTGAAACTAAAATCAGAAACCTTGGAAAGTAGTAAACGCTGGGAATCATTCCTATACGCCTGTCAGCTTCCTTTTGAAGAATTGTCTGACGAATGGAATACATTCTTTGTCAAAATGGGCCATACTAGCTCTACAGCAGAAGAATTAAACGAAGCTATTGATGCAGCAAGGGAGAAATGAGATGAGCACAATTAAATCTATTGTAAAAGTCATGGAATCTTCTAGGACACTCTCTGATGGCTATCGCACTTTCTCCTCTATTGAACTAGACAAGCTTGAAGCTTTGCTTGAACTGTTTAAAGAAGAAATTAAACAAGAAGCTAAAATTGAGGTTCTTAAAGAGCTTCTGGAGGACACTCAATGACCACTCTACTAGAACTTCGCAATATGCTAAGATCAGCCGAACAAGAATATCGTACAGCACAAGCAAGCTTGGATGGCTCTAGTGTTGATTTGATTGTAAAGAAACAACTGCTAAAGAATGCAAGATTTGAATATTATGAAGCTTTATGCGATGCTCATGAGGAGCAGATTGCTTTTGACAAGGAAGTAAAAGAGTGGCTAGATTTGGGTTGGTCTTGAGGTCTGCAATGATTAATATTGGCGATAAAATAAAAATCAATTAAAAGCTGATGTGTGGCGGTCGTGTGTATGGTATGTCTGGTGAAATCACAGACGTTAATGCAGACGGGACATATGAGATTTTAATTGTTGATAAACCAATGTTCACTGATACTATGGTTGTCGGTGTGTCACATGAAGTTAGCGGAGTTAAAAGGTCAAGCTTCATGAAGGCTTATTAACTTTTTATAAATAATCAGGAATAATAATGAACCCACTAGACTACTGCATAAAGATGGCATCAGCTATGCCTTATGAACGAGGTAAAATGCGTCTTTATTGCGTAGTTTTAGACCGTAAAAACCGCGTTGTCTCTGAGGGAAAAAACTCGTATACCCGCAGCCACGTAAAGCATTTTTATGCCGCTAAAAAGGTAGGGTTGGAATTAAAAATATTCTGTCATGCGGAGAGCTTAGCTTTGATTCGCTCAAGAGGCAAAGGCTGTAAGCTTGTTGTAGCTCGTGTTAATTCAAAAAATCAACCTGTCAATGCAAAGCCATGTCCTATTTGTTCATTGATGTGTAAAGAGCATGGCGGTATTATTTGTATAGAACATACAATTTAATTTATAAAATATTGTTGACTGCATCACAAAACCATGACAATATACAGTCTCAAACACAGGAGAAACACAAATGAAAACTTTTATGCTACCGCTCGCCGCTGCAATCACCTTCGCTAGCTGCTCTGTAATGGCTGATGAAGGCTTTGACTATAGCAAAGTCAATGGTAATAGTGCTCCTACATACAATGCTTTGAATCAAGAAACAACACGCTTGAATAAATATACATATGGTAACAGTGTTGCAATTCAAATCCTTGATGGGCGTCAACAAGCTACACAAGCACAAACCAATGTAAACACTACCAATATTCAATCATTAGGCGCTCGTGCTGATGACAGTGATTTGGCAGCTATTGTTCAAACACAGCGTAATGACACACAAGATGTGCGCTTGACAGCACACGATGCACAGTTTGCAAATCAAGATGTTATCAATGATGCTATGTCAAGCAAACTTAATGGTCTTTACACAGATACAGCAGGATTGCGTAATGATGTAAGGCAAGCTCGACGTGAAGCTAAAGAAGCAAAAGCTGGAGCCGCAGCAGCATTAGCAGTGGCAGGTCAACAATTTGATATTCATGGTGGCTTTCAAACAGCTATTGCAGCGTCAACAATGGGAGGTTATCAAGGGTTGGCAATTGGTGCAGGTGGTGCTTTGAGTGATCATGTATTCTTGAATGCAGCATTCACCACTTCATCAAGCCAGACAGGCGCTGTTGTAGCTGGTACATATAGCTGGTAAGTTAAAAACTTTAGTTTAAAAAGACTCTTTCTTTATGAGGGAGTCTTTTATGCATTAGGAGAAGCCATGAAATCGTCTGAAGAACTGCTATTGATGTGGGAAAACTTAGGCTTAAAACAGTTCTATGGTCCTCCCGGTCAAGATGCCCTTGATGATGTTTTGTATGGGCTTTCGCTATCAGAAACAGCGGTGAATGAGCACTATCATAATTGGATAGATGAAGGCATTAACAATGCAGAAACCCTGAATGAATCTGATACAAAGTATCTGCACGCTCTAATCCAGATTCATAGTTTCTTGACAGCTTGACAGCTTAAGAAAAGATTAAAGCTTTGCTCTAGTCTGCCGATAGAACAGCAGAAGAGATTGCCGATAGGCACCCCAATCGGAACACCGCCTGGGATTTCGCAACACATAGCCAGAAGGATTGTAAAATGTCAATCAATAATCAAGGTTTTCAAATTGCTGTCTATTTCAATGAAAAGGGAGAGCCTGTCATTGGTGGTGTTCTAGGGTTTTTTGACAAAACAGAGGATGCCTATAGCATAAAGCCTGTTTGTGATGACACATTGCGAGCCATCGCCAGCGCCTTGAGCATTACAAAAAGCTCTAAAGTAGTGCTTGAAACCCCTAAAGAACGACGTAAAGCTAAGAGAATCAATGAGTTACAAACCCTGATAAAGATTCAAAATTAAATGAATCTTTTGTTGACACCTATCCTACCAAGCGTTATAGTTTACCCAAGGTTGAGAGAAGAAGGGGGCGAGAGGAGTCCTCAACCGAAGTAGAGAAGGTAATAGGGCTTTCTCACTAAATCCTCGGCACCTGATTGGTGCTTATTAAATGGTGAATGTAATGTCTAAAGTGATCACTGGTAAATTCTCCACTGTGGCTGGCTCTAACGTTCGCCGCTACTTCGATGAAGAAGGATCGTTCGTAGGATTGATTACCAAACTTGAATCTGGTGAGGGGTACCGTGTGACACGCTTTCCTGATCGCAAAGAGCGTATCAAGAAAACCTTGCAAGAAGCTAAACGTTCATTGTCACGGGCCAATTGATCATGCCTAGAATCTATGGCTATCTTGTCTTGCGTGATGATCACTCTTTGTTCATGCGTGAGCGCCCTGAATGGGCGTATGAAGATATAGATTACAATGTTATAGAGCTTGTTGCTAAAGGGGAGGAGCTTACAAACGCGGATGCTGATGGAACAGTGAAGCTATTGGAAGAGTTGTTTGAGCTTGAAGAGGCACAAATAGATAATCTAAAATCTCAGATTACAGAATGCAGAGCAATTGTAGAATCAATTAGTGATGTATCAACGCCTACAGACCATCTGATCGAATGTAAAGCTAAATTGTTGTTGATAGGTGAGCAATGCAAGAGGTTTCTGATAGATACACAATAGCGATCCATGCAACCCCACGAAAGCCCGCCCTAAGAAAGCGGGTTTTTCTTATGCCTAGAGAAAATAAATTTAAAATAATAGTTGACGTGTGTTTGTGATGGTGTAGAATTAACCACAGAAGGAAGCAAAAGCTTCCAAATAGGAGAATTGAAATGAATGATTCACAATTGAAGTGGGCAAGCAACCAAGATTGGTATGCAGGACAAGGCGTTGATTCAGAGAGTCGAGTATTTGTAAGCGCACATGATTGGTACACTATTAACGGTGTATTAGAGGACGGTGGCATTAAGACTTTCACCGACTATAAAGAGCTTAAAGAGTGGGCTGGTTACTGAGTCAAATTTCAACGCTTCAAAGCCCCTAAATGGGGCTTTTTCTTTTAAAAAATTTACTGAAAATATCTCTAAATTTTTGTTGACACGGGCCAGGGCTGTTGCTATAGTTACTTCAACAAAGCAAGAAACCCAACATCTAGGAGAAACAAAAATGAACATGACAGCCTTGAAAGCCCGCATCACTGAACCTAGTACCTGTGGCAATAGAATGAGCCCTAGCCGTCGCAACACTATTCTCACCAATCGCTTCGGTATCTAAACCCTTCAGTTGTTTGAGAAGATGCCTCCAAAGAGGAGAATTTAAATGACCTTTTCCATCATCGACATCCACACCAAGCAGTCTGTAGGCAAACCCTATAATGACAGACAGCGTGCTCGCAATAGGGCAAACAAGCTTGATATGCAATACGGGGCTTGTCGTTATGTTGTTCGTACTAATTTTCAGGAGAGTTGATTTATGAGCATTCAAGAAGCGCGGAGGCCAACGTTCCAGGCTTGGTTCGCTAAAAATCATCCGAATGGCAACCTAGAAAGGAACACAGAGGAAGTGCTGCGCAAGATGATCGCAGAGCAAGCTTGGAATGCGGCGCTGGACTCGGTTTGCGTGGTGTTGCCTGAGCCTCATATGTCTGAAACCTATGTGTCGGCTCAGGTTCTCTACGATGATGAGGTGAAGCAAGCCATCACGGCTGCTGGCATCCGCTGTGAGGTATCAAAATGATCGACTACTCGACCTTGAAAGCCTGGGCAGCGGCTTGTTTATTGAACAACCCACCAACATGGTTAGAATTCATTCAAAGCTAAATAAACAAGGAAATAACAATGAGCATCTTAGCTAAAGCAGCAGTACAAGAGTGGCACTTGCGTTGTTTGAAAGGAGAGATTACAATGAGAGAAGCAAAAGAAGGCATACAACGTATTGTAGACGCTGAGAAAGGAGCTTTGGTATGAGTAAGTTTAAAGTGGGTGATAGGGTTGTTTGTGTGGAGGCCTCTGTGCAGTATGCGGCGATCATTCTGCTTGGTAAAGAATATACTATCACTGAATTGAGCCAAAGCGGCTCTAGTACAGTTCGGGTTGATGGGATTTGGTGGTGGCATGAAAGTAGGTTTGAATTAGCTGAACAAAAGTATTCCTTTGATATGAATAAAGAAGCTTGGTTTATTCGTTATAAAGATTATTATGAATTCAAAGCTACTAAAGAATGGCTTACTGAAAACTTTGGTCGTTGTGATGACCTCGTTTATAAATTTATGGGGTCGGATAAAATCTTTACTAATACTTGGACAGATGGAGAAGTTTGCCCAATGGTATTGTGGGGAGATAATCCACACCAAAGCGCCAAAGAAATCAAATTATCTTTCAAAACTGCTATTGATTCTGTTGAATACCCGACAGTTGAAACAGAAAAAGACAAACAATTACGTGAGCTTGAAGCCACTATTGCTAAGGCGAGCGAGCAGATTAAAGCGTTGAAGGGGGAGAAGTGATGAAAAGTATTGTAAAAGAAAAGGGAGCCGTAACATTTCCAAAGCACACTATGGAGCGTGTGTATATGAAAGCATTTCATAAAGAAGTTGGTCTTCCGGCTGAACTTAAACGGTGGCAACCTACTATTGATCAAATGCTACTGGAAGTAGACACTGATGGTCCTATTTATTTGATGATTGATCAAGGACTGGTCAAAGCTAACACAACACACCGTCGTAAAGGTGTTCACATTGATGGTTATTGGGTGCCTGAGCTTCAAACTCATGGTGGCGGTCATAGAACACATATTCACACAGCAGGAAAATGGCAAGACGACATCCCCAAATGGAATGCAGGGTCTGAGGATTGGCCTGACGAAGCTATTATTTTAGCATCAAGTGTGGCAGCTTCAGCAGCCTATATTGGCGAGTGGAGTGGGGAAATTAGGGAAGGCGGGGATTGTAGTCACCTAGATTTATCAGATTTGCAACGTATTGCTTTGCAAGCAAACAAGATTTATGTGGGGAATGTGACAATGTTGCATGAATCAACACCTGTTATGGAAGATGTTCTTCGTACATTGGTGAGGCTCAGTGTCCCCGGTTGGTCTCCAATGTAATTGGCTTAAAATAATCTGAAATTTCTCCTAAAGCGCCCTTGTGGCGCTTCTTTTGTTGGTGTACAATCATCACACAGACACAAACAAAGCTTTAGGAGATAGGTCATGAGAAATTACATAGTTGCTTCTTGGAATAATGCCGATAGCTACGAGTACTCTGGTGAACAGATTGGTAATCGTCAATCCAAGTCACAGAAGGTGCATTTTAATCCTGATGGTAGCGCTTGTGTGTCTTCTTATGCAGACCCTGAGCCCAACAAGAAAGCTGCTGTCTCAATCCAAGATAGGATTCTTCCTCAAGCAAAACGTGTGCAGACCCTTACACAACAGATGACAGAGCTTGTACAAGAATACAAAGCTGGTAACATGAGCATTGAAGAGTATTCAGAGCTTTTGAATATTGTCTCAGCTAAGCGTGACAGAGCTATTGTATTGCTCAAGAAAGCACGCTCTGTTAAGGCTCAATTCAATGCTCAAAACAGCGATGACAGGGAAGAGGCTGTAGGTCACACACAAAAAGAGAACGTCGTTTCAAACGATCAAAACCCTGCACAAATAGACACTTTGAAGGGTAAAAATAATATAGAAGGATGTGTATTCTTTGGAGCTAGTGTGTTAGTATGTATTCTGATGTTAATTATGAGTCATTAATAAATTAATGAGGAGAATGTTATGAAAATTCATAACGAAATGTACTACTTTGCCACTAAAGATGTTAGGCCATTACCTTCAGATGGTCCTTGTGTCTTAGCTTGGAATGGGACAGCTTGGATTTCTGTACACTACAGCCAACTACGCAAAGATGAAAATATGGTAATGGATCCTTCAAATTACTATACACATTGGATGCAAGAGCCTAAAGCACCTTCCGAAGATGATACGGATTACTGATCTGATGAAATACTTCTGGATGCTTGATCCGAGCAAGGTGGAGTACACTCAAGAATCTAGCAATATACTAACTTTGGATTTAAATAATCCTATTTATTATTCCAAAGAGGAGGCTGAGGCTGATTTATTTCAACAATGGGGGAGCACTATTGTTCCAGAATTCCTCATCCTTTCGACTATATCTGAGCCTCACGACCTTGCACAGCAAGTTATCAATGATATGCTACAAAATGTAATACGTGGATTAGATAAATAACCTGTTGACAGTCACACAGCCTAGAGCTACAATTACCACACAGAGACGCAAAAGCAGCTTGGGAAGGGTTCTATAAAGCCGGTAACATAGCGGCAAATGCATTCTACCGATTTGAACAAAGGAATAACCAGATGACATTTCAATCATCAACACAAGCATTCAACAAAGCTTATGAAATGCTTAAAGAAGGTGTACAGTGTAAGCTATATCGTTTGGATGGGGTTTGGATAGTGGAGGTGAGAGCATGAACATCGTAATCTTTAAAGATTCTGTTACAGAGATGATAGGCATTGAAGTCAATCAGAAAACTGTATTCTATGGGAATTATTGGGATTTCACTGCCCCGAATAATCTTGAGAAGTTGTTGCTAGAGATTCAAAAAGCTAATCCAGAAATTAAGGTTACTGTTTGTAAAGCTTCTATTGAGAACGAATAGTGAACAAATTTACCAATGTGAGCCGAATCGACCACACATGAAAAGAAATTCTATAAATTCTTCAATCACTTGTTGACGTATGAAGTGAATCACACTAGAATAGATAACAGAAGGGAGCAAAACAGCTTCTAAACATAACGAGTAAGCACTATGAAAACTCAAGATTCTAAAGAATTCGCAGCTACTTATACCACTTGGAACATTATGCTGAATGGTGAACGCTACGCACAAGTTACATTTAACAAGAAGTTTTCTAAACACCATGTTGAAGCTTGTGTTCATCACACCCACAATATCAAAGAACTAACAGCAGAGAAGGCTTAAGATCATGTCGAACTTTAAAGCCGTGATTCAGGATGCCCACTCAAGTTCTGATCGTCTTGGTAACTGCGAATTGTGCAAGAAGTATTGTTCTAGTATTTTTAGCCTTCGTGTACAAAAGCTTTACTTTAACACGATCAAGCAGCAAGCAAGCTTTACCAGTGCCACGCAAGCTTTTGGTTGTGAATCCTGCCTCAAAGATCTTGTAAAAGCCAAATATAAATAACCTCATAAAAGCCCTTGCATTCGTGTGGGGGCTTCTTTATAATGGCTTATCAAAAGCAAATACCTAAAGGAATCAAAATCATGACATACACAAACTGGGAACAAGCTGTAATACAGACAATATGCGAACGTCTATCTATTTCATTCTCAGATGCTAGTGCTATTGTTGAGGCTCAACCTTTCTATATGCAACAGTCCTGGGGATTGGATCTTGATACAGATAGGATAGCAGCTAAAGTGTTGACAGCGGCAATGCTCGGAGGAGTGTTGTGATAACCACTTTCTTTAAATCAGCTACAGTGGTCTTGTGGATGTACACAAGGAATGTATCCCCTAACACAAAGCTTGCTACGGCTGTCTTGTATGAAGATGGATGTAAGATTGTGTATAGCCCTATTGAGTTTGGTGGTGTTTAATGATAGTTTTACTAATCTTCATCTTTGGTTTTTGTTTAATTGGTTATAGCTATTTAGTAGCTGGGCTGATGTGTAATATGATAGAAAACTAAAGATCATTGAAATAGCTGTTGACGTGGTTGTATAATGTCTATAAAATCAATCACATCAAGAGGCAAAAGCTTCTTACCAGACGAAGAGTGAACACCATGAACAAATTTACCAATGATAGCACTATTCTTTCTCTCCAAAACAAGCTGACCCTTGCTAAATCGGAAACCCGTGATGCTGAAAATACAGGTTGCTCTGATGATCTAATCTGTGAGTTGATGGATGCAGAAGACATTATCGTTGCAGAGCTTTTAAAGCTTGGTTGCCATCGTCGTGACTGTTAGGAACCAATACAAACCAGATAAATCAGGCTGGTCTAGGACAGGCCCTCACAAATGGAAGCATTTGGAGGGCTTTATTATTGCTCGCTATTGGACATTAGGAGTTAAAAAGAAAGATTATTTTTCTTGCTTTATAAATGAAGATCTGTATTATCAAGGGGTCAATGAGAAAAGCTTTTCAAGTCTGAAGGCAGCTAAAAACTACTTGGTCCCTCTTGGTCCAGACTTAGTCCCTACCACTAAAATATCTTAAAATAATTCTTGCACAACCTGACAGATGACGTATACTGAACACAAGAAAGCAAAACATACAACCCAGGAGCTACGCCATGACTACCTACATCATCACCGACACTTTCAACAAAGAAGTAGTAGCCAATCGTAAAACTCTTAATGCAGCAAAGAAATGGGCAGCTTCGCTGAATGTAGGCTTGAAAGGTGTTCGTTATGTGGTGGGTAGTAAGGTTGTTTGAATATGACATACCTTGAAAGGCAGACAGAAATCTTAAAAATGAACTAAAAGAAACTTTATTACGGAGTCGGAGTTTTGGGGGTATCTGAAAGATTTACAAGAGGAATGTTCAGATGTATACGAAGCTGAATATCTTGCATCTAATGAAAAATAGTTGTTGACACCTGTTTTCTATGTCTGTAGAATTCTTCATATCGAGACAATGAACCAAAGGAATACAGACAATGAACATCTACAACGAATCCAAACTGATAAAGATGGTAGCCAAGCAGCAAGCTAGCGCTAAAGATGGCACTCTGAAATTTGAAGGTAAAGTTTATGATTTTCATTACAACATCTCTCAAGACTATTATGAAGTGATCCTTGATGGTGAAGTTGAATTGCGTATCAAGGGGCGTTCTCTTCCTAAAGCTAAAGCCTACTTCAAGAATTGGATGGTAAACTAATGTACCTTATCAACTACTGCATTGACTCTACAGACAACTCTAAAGAGTACAATAGTAAGTCTCAGGAAGACCTTGCATGGTGGATTGAGACGATGTTCCAGGCATACGGAAGCCGTTTAGTA